ACGTATTTGTGTGGCCAGAAATACCAGTATTGGTATTGCCAAAACCAGTTAATCCATTGATAGGATTGTTTGATGATTACGTATTTGTGTGGCCAGAAATACCAGTATTGGTATTGCCAAAACCAGTTAATCCATTGATAGGATTGTTTGATGATTACGTATTTGTGTGGCCTGAGATACCGGCATTTACCTGGCCCACGATCCCCACGTTGGTATTACCAGAGATAGACAGCGGCGCATTGCTTATCGCGAAGGTTGCAGTGGGCACATTCATCGGGAAACTCGCGGAAATCAACATTGCTTCGTTGGGATTGAAGGTAGCATGGGATACAAATGCGGCGGGCTTTCGTGATGCTGTTACCGGCGACTTCTCCACAATGTCGGATGCTATATCGAATTTCGTTGATGCGGTAACTACGAAGCTTGCGCCAACAGCGACTGCCGTAGTATCATCGTTTGTTAGTATCATCGAGATTGCTGGTCATGTCGCTGAACTGATCAACGATATTTGGGCGGCATTAACGAAATATGATGTTACCGATGTTGCACTGGCAGTTATTTTAGGGGCCATCGGTATTGCGGCAAACACTGCTGCAACTGCTCTTAACACGCTTACAGGTATCGTAGCAGACATATTAAAGTATTTCGCAGATCATCCAACACTAACGAAGTTCGCTGCTGCTTTGGTTGCTATCTACTCTGCACTGGGACTAATTGCAACCGTTGCCGCCACGTATGCCGCGATCGTAGCAGCGGTTTCCGGACTTGCCACAGCAATCATTGCATCTGGAGGAATCATAGCGATTGTGACGGGTGGTATTGCTGCGGCACTCGCTGCCATAAATATACCGCTCGCTGCGCTTATCGTGGCGGTTGCATTGTTTGCGATTGCATGGGATGAAAATTGGTTCGGGATACAAGAGAAAACTGCGACTGCGGTCGCTGCTATAACCGGAGTAGTGTCGGGGTTTTTAGGCGACATGTCGGCGATGTGGGCTGAGTATGGTCCAGGAATATCAGAAGCGGCGGCAGCAATATGGGACGGAGTGGCTGCTGCAGTTGGTATCGCATTAACAGCAGTGCAAACGGCAATTAATGTGGGCATGGCATTGGTACAAAGCGATTGGGCAGGTGCATGGGAGGCTTTGGTGGAAGGCGTAACAGCAATCGGAACAACGATTGTTGATTACATCACAAAATGGGGACCATCCATTGTCGAGGCGATCGGCGCGATCGGCGATGCTATTGGTGAAAGTGTTGGTGGTAAGTGGGGCGAGTCCGTATCAATGGCATTTGATGCTATTGCATTAGTAGTTGATATACAATTGACCAGCATAAAAACTGCTATAATGTTGGGCATGGCGATTCTACAGGGTGATTGGGTAGGTGCATGGGATGCGCTTGTGGCAGGTGCTTCAGAACTGCTGGCAAAAGTCGGTCCTATAATCACTGCTGCTGCAGGTGATTGGCCGGAGAAGATTACGGAAGCAGTTGGCAAACTTGGAGAAGCGATTACATCTGGTAGTGAACCCGTTATCACTGCTGCAACTGAATTATGTAGTAGTATCTCAGAAGCCATATCAACTGCTGCAGGTGATTGGCCAGAAAAGATTACGGAAGCAATCAACGCCATAGGCGAAGCAATTGCTTCTGCCGGTGGGGCAGTGGTTACTGCCGCAACAGAATTGTGTGACAATATAAAAGAAGCTATATCGACCGCAGTTGGCAATTGGCCACCTGAAGTTACAGATGCAATTAATGCCATCGGTGAAGCAATTACCTCAGCCGGCGGGGCAGTGATTACCGCAGCGACAGAATTATGTGACGCTGTCAAAGAAGCCATATCAACTGCTGCAGGTGGATGGCTTGCGCCGGTTACTGATATCATAGCACAAATAGCTTCTGCAGTCACATTAGGCGGTGCAGAGGTAACTACAAATAATACCACGTGGTGCGACAATTCAACATCTGCGATCGAGACCGGTGCCGGGAGCTGGGTTGCGCCAGTCACTGATGGGATGAACAGTGTTGCTGCTGCTGTTGTGACTGGCGGTGAAACATCGACAGCAAACACGACCACGTGGTGTGGTAACGCAACTGCAGCAATCAAAGCACTTGTCCCGAGTTGGGGAACCGAAACGACATCTGGAATGGATACTGTAGCAGCGGCGGTTACGACTGGCGGTGAAACATCGACAGCAAATACATCCACTTGGTGCGGCAACATAACTGCAAAGATTAAATCCCTTGTTCCGGGTTGGGGGTCCGAGACGACCTCCGGAATGGGTACTGTATCAGCAGCAGTTACGACTGGCGGTGCTACCGCCGTGGCAAATACAGGCACGTGGTGCGGAAATGTTGCATTGGCAATCGGGGCAGGTGGCACGAGCTGGATATCAAAAATGAGTGCTGGTATGGGTGGCGTTGTCGAAGCCGTTACGTCGGGCGGGGCATCAGCAGTTACATCTACAAAGTTGTGGACAGCCGATGCAGGCGGTGTGATCGATACCTGGGCTGCATCAGCACAATCATCTGTCGCATCGGTGGGGCGTTCGATCGATGATATGAATGCAAAGATAGCGGAACAAGAAAGAGAAGCCGGCCGCATATCTGAGAGAGATGACAATGGAGAATATAATCGCTCTGATGAGTGGGTAGATGTGGAGGGGATTATTATAGAAAGCAGTGGGGCCGATGAAAGTGGGGCTAGTGCGCGCGGATGGAACCCTACTCAAGACAAGAAGTGGGAAGGTGGCACAACAGATACCCGTTTGGATCTTTTGACCGGGGCGTCGGGACAGGGGCTGTGGTTTACAGAATATGCATGGGATCAATTAACATCAGCAGAACAAGATGCGCTTCGGGAGTCGACCAAAGGACTTGTATCGAATGATCTAAAATCGGTTGTAGAAGAGTTTGCATCAGGTGGATTCATTCCTCGTGACATGTATGCGAAAGTGCACGCTGGAGAATTCGTGGTCCCGAAACGATCTGTGGACGATTTCATCAACGGGCCACGCGGGGTAACTATTAACAATCATTACAACATTGGTAATGTGTATGGCGTGGACGATTTGAACCGACTGCTTGATGAACACGATCGCAAGATCACCCGGTCACTCAGGATGTTGATATGACATTAATCACAAAACAGATTGTGCTCGGTACGGATGACTGTCGTGAATCCAATTACACATCGGTAAACACAACCAGTTCGTCTGTGTATGTGGGGCACGCTTTATCATTTCGATATTCAACTGGGCTGCGGTGGCAATCGTTGCACATCCCACACAATGCGGCGATCCGTTCTGCAAAATTATTGATATACCCGACAGAGGTGTCTGGTAGTCTCCAAGCAGTTATACGTGGTGTTGCCGAAGATGATCCAGCTACATGGTCATCGAGTAACATACCATCTCAACGACCACTAACAGACGCGGCAATACCAGCAAACGCGGCAGACTGGACAAACCTGCGTGTTGGCGCATGGGCATCAATCGACATCACCACAATCGTCCAAGAGATTGTTCACCGAAGTGGGTGGCAATACTCGAATGCCATGTCGGTGACAATTGACACGACCGGCGGGGACGTGGATATCATTGGAATCACCGCGTATGACTCCGCTCCCACATCAAGTGCAAAGATAGAAATAGATTACGAAGTCACCTTAGACGATGGTCTCATGCTTTACCTACCGTTCAATGATGGTTCAGGTACGTCTGCACGGGACGACTCCGGCAAAGGCAACACCGGCGCCTTGCAGAACATGAATGATTCAAATTGGGTTTCTGGAAAGTCGGGCGATGCGCTGGACTTTAACGGCTCGGATGAATATGTACTCTGTACACATAGTAGTAGTTTGAATATCCTCACAGCGATCAGCATCTCAGCATGGATAAAATTGGATTCGGTTTCTGGCTGGCAGTCGATATGTGCAAAAGTGGGAACAAATGATGCGACATCTGCCATATATTTGTCCGCCGAAGACACCAAGCTGTGGTTTATATTATATCACGACGGTGGATATTCAAACATCACATCGACAGGTGGGTTATCTGCTGGGGTGTGGCACCACGTCGTTGCACGATATGACGGGTCCGACATGGAACTGTTCTTAGACACAGTATCAATTGGCTCCACGACCGCGTCGTTTGTGATTAATCCGATCGGTGACGACATGTGGATTGGTGCAAATAGTCGATGGGGAGAGTATCTATCGGGTCAGGTCGACGAGTTACGTGTATATGATCGAGCACTCATCAAATCAGAAATCACGTGGTTGTACAACCATCCGCCCGGAACAATGGAAGATACCCCGTCGGGGCGGGTGTGTTTCACTGATCTGGACGGAACGGGACATACCATATCTGATATGATTGCTCTTGACGTCGGCACTGAGCTTACGGATTCCACCGACACGTTTTCGATTTCGTTACTCAATACGGCAGACCGCTATGCGTGGCTTACGCGTGGTTGTGTGGTGGAGGTCTTAATTGGCATGGACGGAGTCAATGACTTGAAGCTGTCGGGGTACGTTTCCGACGTGTCGAAAACCATGGACGGGACAGGGTCATTGCCACTTATGGATGTGGTTGGCGAAGATGGTGGTGTTCGACTAAATCACATCTTCTTTTCTGGGAGATTCTATGATCAAGAAGTAAGTGCATTACTCATCGCCGCCATCGACACGATTGATTTCACAACCGGTGATTCTTATCGTGAACTGGCAGGGATCGACGCAAGCAACGCATATATCGAAAGCACATCGTATAGCATAGATGAGGCGTCGTACGTGTGGAAATCATTGAGCGCAGCGATCAAGGAACTGGCAGATCTGGTGGGGTATGATTGGTACGTTGATCCAGATTCGAAGCTGCATTTCTTCGATCCTGCTGGTGTGGCAACCACAGCAACGATTGTAGACGGCGACTTGGACGGAGCACCCACGATCTCGGATATTGGTGCAGTTGTGAATCGTGCGATTGTGATCGGTGGCTATCACCAAGTCGAAGACAAACACGGCAGCGGCTATGACCACACAGTCGCCCTCGCCGCCACGCCGCCGAGAACACAATTGTTTGTTCCGACGGAGGATTATCTTGGTAGTGTTCTTATATATACGAAATTGGTAAGTGGCACACCGGATCTCGATCTATCAATACAGGGGGAATCCGGGGGAAGTGCAGATGGAATAAATCTATCAAATGGACAGCTTACTGTGAAAAACACATCGATTATTGATGGTGGTTACACAGAATTCCGATTCGATAATCAGGTCACTCTTACACCGGGTGTTAATTATTACCTCGTGTTAAGCCCCACATCGGCAGGCATTAATGTGGGTGTGGACAGTGGGGGCACGGTGCTTGATTATAGCACGCGGTATCCGGCGCGTGTGTCGGTCATGTCGAACGACGACACGTCACAAGAACAATACGGGATATACACAGACGTCCACCGTGACGACAAGATTGAAGACCCGCAAGTGGCAGAGATCCTGGCAGGCGAAATGCTGATGACATACTCCAAGCAGACCGCAAGCCTCACCGTTCTGGGTGACGATCTCAAGGCGGGAGACAACGTGCTGCTTACAATCAGCGAACCGGGGATAGCAATAAACAAAGTCATGAAGATCCAGAGCAGTTCGATGAACGTAGGCGTTAAATTCATATACAATCAACTTGAAATGGAGGAAGTATGAACAATCCTCTTGCAACGTTCATTAATGATATCGACACTCGACTGAAACGACTTGAAGAGTGCATTGGCTCGGCGACAGACACTGTATTGAGTTTCATGTCGATCGAGGAAGACATTGGTGTAACAGACTATTTATATATTTATAAACGAGATATCAACACGTCATTCCTGATAGGGCATGGCATCCTCGGCGAGACCGCAATAGGTGATCGCCGGGGGGCGCCAGTAATATTATACGCAGGTGATGGGACATGATTGTTGATGCATTCCTTAACTCGTTACGTGACGTTATCTATGGCGACTCTGTCACGATGCCAACACACATCGCTATCGGGACCGGCACAACTGCCGCGGCTGCAAGCGACACGGCGCTTGAGACAGAGGTACTCCCAGACGGGTCAAACCGCAGCGCAATCTCTGGCAGGACGAAACCCATTGCAAAAGATGTTCGGCTTCAGATGCTTGTTGGTGCTGGCGAGGCGAACGGAAACAACCTAACTGAGGTCGGCGCCATCAATGCAGCAACGGGCGGAACGCTTATGAATCACATGATACACACTGTGATACCGAAGACCGTTGCATTTGAGCTCAAATATCAGATACGGACAACATTATCGGACGTGTGAACATGACATTAGATTTTTCATCTGGCGAAGTACTGGAAAACGTGCAGTTGAATAACATGCTACTCGCAGCGAAGACGTGGGGTGTGCTTAACGGGCTTACGGTGTCTGCGGGGGCAAGCATGAGTATAAATGTGGCGGTCGGGAGATGTTACGTTGATGGTAGCACATATACAGAGACCACCATTAAAAACTTGGCATTGGCATCCTCTCATGCTACATTGTACCGAAAAGACTTGGTTACTTATGACCCCACCAGCACCAATCCTATCATAGTACAGGGTGCTAATCATGCGGGTGGTACGTCGGACCCTGTTTATCCGCCCGCAATTCCGTCGGGGGACATCTTGTTGGCGATCATTGATGTGGATGCCGGGGCAACATCCATCACTGCTGGCGACGTCCATGCCGCTGGCATCGTTATAAACCCCGCACTATCAACATTCTTTGCGGGGGATGAACGGCTTGCGACGGATGATACAGAAGAGAACACCGCCTCCACAACGTATGTAAAGCTAAAAGAATTTGAGATCAAGACCCAACATATCTCGGGCACGCTCCGCATCGCATTCGATATGAAGACCAGTTCTCTTAATAAAACTGCATATGGCAGAATCTATAAAAACGGTTCAGTGGTGGGTACCGAAAGATCGACCGACGCCGTTACTTATGTTGCAAAGTCGGCAGACATCTCTGGATGGAAATCTGGTGATCTAATTCAGTTGTATGTACACCAATACTCTGCGGGTGGCTATTATGCATACGTGAAAAACTTCAGAGTGTCTGGTGGTACAATCCCCATCATAGAATGAAGCAGAACCCTTAAGTATCTGCACATCCAATATATATTGTCGGCTAACGCCGACTCAGTCAGCGTGACCGTATAAACAACACCATGTTTGTGAACGGGATCCATACCCGGCGCGCTGGCTGAACACAATTCTGCAGGAGAAACCACATGATCAAATTCGCATTAACTGGGGTGCACGGCAGCGGAAAGACAACGCTTTTATTAAAGATCGAAAAAGAGCTAACCGAGCGTGACATAACGTGTGTGTGTGTTAACGAAGTCGCACGAGAATGTCCATTCCAGACAGGAATGGAAACAACATTTGATGCGCAGACCTGGATCTTTACGGAACAGTTGCGGCGGGAACTCATCGCAATGGATACTGGCGCACAGGTCATTTTGTGCGACCGGACCCTCCTTGACAACATGATGTACATGCGGCGATTCGTTGATCACGAAGACTCACCATTTGATGTGCACATGAAAACGATGCGTGTGATGCATCAAATCGCTATGAACTGGATGAGCACGTACGATCAAGTGATCAGACTGGAGCTCAACATAGAATGGCTACTTGGACGTGACGGTGGCAAAGATACTGCTGTGGACATTGTGGGATTCGCAAATGAAATCGAATATCGGTTTGGTTATTCCAGCAATATGTATGTTGATTACACATATAAAACCCCACCACCTGCAAGCCGCATGGCAGATCTGATTATGTCGATGGTGGACAGATGAAACCATCGCAAGAGGTCGAGGTGGTCGTTGATTCGAGAGAGCCATCCGAGATCATAGATGAACTCGAGGCATGTTCTACAAACGACTATTCAGTCATACCCCGTGTTGAAACGCTCGAGGTTGGTGATTATGTCGTTTCGCCAGAAATTGCGTTTGAGCGCAAGACGTTTCCGGATTTCTTGCACAGCGCGTTTGACGAAAACGAACAGCATGAAAAGGGGTATCTCATGCGGCAGGTCGCAGATCTGGCACGCGAGTATCGGCGCCCCGCTCTCATAATCGAGGGGCAGGAACTGATGGAACTGTATACGCTGCGCCCTGGCATACATCCAAATTCAATTCGTGGGAAATTATATGCCATCGCAAATGGATTTCGCGTGCCGATCATCTGGACAATGAGCACACATGATACGGCGGAGATGCTAGTTATAGCAGCAAAGAAAGCGCAATTAGATAACCACACAGGCAAACCATCCCCCCACGGGAAACGCTCTCACCTATCTTTGGATGAAAAACAAATCTATCTTATCACTTCTATCATGGGGGTAGGAGTAGATACAGCGACAAGACTGCTTAATCATTTTCATACGCCGCGAGCGATCATGTCTGCGACCGTGAGCGAACTCGTATCGGTGCCAAATATCGGTCCGAAGACAGCTAAAACGATTACCGAGGTAGTGAGTACGAAGTACAAGCCATGATAGCAAAATGCCAAACCCGGTTCTGCATTTGGTAATTTGAATAACTTTTTTATAGTACCCAATCGCAGACATGACTGATGAAATCAATTGTAGCTATATTGGTACTCCTCTTGTGCGCGACTGCTGTCGCCGCAGAGGACAACGTCATGACAATAGATGACGTACAACTATGTCCTGGTGCATCGGCGGGCATCCCGGTTGTGGTCTGCAACGCCACGGATGTTGCCGCCGGGCAGGTAGACATTACGTATGATCCAACTGTGATTGAGATTACCGGTGTTCTCAATGGTGATCTTGATTGGACAAAGTATAATCTAGAAGCATCTGCAACGTCTGTCCGAATCGTTATACTGTCACTTGGTGGTGGCAAGACTGGCGATCTAACAATGTGTACTTTGCAGGTGACTGCCGTCGGGAGCATTGGTGATGTGTCGCCGTTGTCGATGGACGCGATATGTTTGAGCGACCCAAATGCAATCGAAATTGTATCGGCTGTCAATGCTGGGTCTGTCGAGATCATATCTGATAATTTGGATCCTGTGATAACAGATATTCACGCCACGGACTTTGCACCGGGTGGAAGTGGCAGAATCGGTGTCACTGCTTCGGACCCCGACGGTACGATTGCAATCGTCACGTTTGATTTAACTCCGATAGGTCTCGGAATCGTGGAATATAACTATGTATCAGGTGACCGTTATGAATACGAGTTCCAGATGCCAGCAAATGTTCTGCCGGGTACTTACGACATTGTAGCGACTGTTACAGATGACGATGGCGCCACCACACAGATAACGATTCCGGTGGCAGTAATTGTCATGGGTGATGTGAACGGCGACGGCACGGTAGATTCTCTTGATGCCCTGATGGTGATCACGTACATTGTTGATCCAGACAACACAGCGATAAATCTTGATGTCGCTGATGTCGTGGCAGATGGAGTGTTAAATGTTCGCGATGCAATACACATCTTGAACATTGCTACCGGGAACACGGGTGAGTAGAATACAATTGGCGCCGCAATTGGCGCCACCTTTTAATTTTAATACCATGAAACACATCATAACATTTTTGGTATTGCTGCTTTTTGCGTCGAGCGCAGCAGCAGAAAACACGATATCAATAGATGATATAGAATTGCAAGAAGGGTGTACTACGCTTGTTGAAATACATGTAACAGACACGACGTTTCATCATGGACATGTATGCATTCAATATAACGATTCTGTTATCGAGATGACTGCCGGGGAATGCGGCGATTATGGGTTTGTGGTGACAGCAATCAAAGACAGTGGTGGATTTGTTGGGATGTACACGGGTTCTGATGACATGACATTGACAGGCGATCGATTTTTTGGCAGTGTTCGAATTACGGCAATCGGCGAGTGCGGTGAAACAACGCTGTTACACGTAATGAACACAATCTTAAGAGATGAGTATGATATCCTGATGCACAGTGATTATATCCACGGATCGGTCACGATCACTCCGCTCATGGGCGATGTAAACAGAGATCGAATAGTTGATGTGCGCGATGCAATCCAGCTACTGAATCATGTCTCCGATCCAGACAACGTATCAATCGATGGTGACCGTGCGGACATGAATTATGATGATGTGATCGACATACTCGACGTTGTGCTAACAATTAATCGATGTGTGGACCCCACGTAGATAACACATTGCCAGCAAAGTATAAACAAGTTCATTTTAACAAACCGTTTTTATACCGCGCAGTCGTAGATACTGCGCATGAAGCAATTCATAATACTGATACTTCTGTTGCTGTTTTGCGCGAACGCAGCAGCAACAGATGAAACCCGGGCGCTCACTGCAATCGCAGGAGAAGCCCCGGTATGGGAGAGCGGCACGACGTCAGTGTCGGGATTGTGCGACAATGAAAAGGCTGCACTCGGTGGTGCTGTTGCATCGGTCCCTGATGAAGATGATCGTGTTATATACGCGCCACCAATGCCGATGTATCCACCAGCGTTTGACTGGAGAGAAAACAACGGGACGACTCCGGTGAAACACCAAGGATCATGCGGGAGTTGCTGGGCATTCGGTGCAACCGGCGCGATCGAGTCGAAGATACTCATCGAGACGGGCAAAACCGTTGACCTTTCGGAACAACATCTGATATCATGTACAAACACTGGATCGTGTGGCGGTGGATGGCCGGATGAAGTACTGAAGTATGCGCGAGACATCGGGATCCCGAATGAGGCATGCTATCCATACATTGCAAAGAATACGAGAGACTGCGAGACGTGCGAAAACTGGGAGAGTATCGCGTGGCAGATAGAAGAGTGTGTTTATGTTGCGCCGACCACGGACTCATTTAAGTATGCAATCCAAGAACATGGTCCGATCTCGGTCGTGATCTCTGTTCCGGAAGACTGGTATTATTATCGATCCGGAGTATATGAACCAGCGTTTGTTGGCAATCTCGGTTGGGCGAACCACGCCGTTGTTGTGGTCGGTTGGAACGATTCAGATGGCTGTTGGTTCATCAAGAATTGTTGGGGCGAGAACTGGGGCGAGAATGGATACGCAAGGGTCAGGTACGGCGTGATCGAGAAGTATAATTATGCGTATGCCGTTACGGGAATCGTTGATCATGGCGATACCCCAAGCGAATGGGTCACGCCTGACTCGGTCGTGGCATCGACTGTATATCGCACAAAGTATCCAGTTGAGAACACCATAGACGGCGACGTAGAGACGCATTGGTTTTCAAAGATCGATGACCTCGACCCCACCTTAACATTTGATATGGGTGATGTGGTACAATCCTCAGCGATCAGAGTAGCCATGTTCAAACTCGACGTCCCGATGACGTTCGACGTACAGGTGTCTACGGACGGGCATGACTGGACCACAGTCGTAGACGATGCAACCATCACCGAATCCGGAGAGCTTGTTAAGCTTCCATGTGTCGCGATGGGGCAGTACTTCAAGATCATAGACATGCATGGACCACGGATATACACTTCGTTGTCCGAGTTTGCGGTGTATCGGGATGTGCCAGACGATGGACTCACGCTCACGCTGAATCGCATGGGCACCACGGAAGTCATCAACATCGATGATCTGGTTTCGCTTGTTGTATCAGATGGAAATGTGGACCGATTGATCTGGCTGAACTGAAAAAAGAATGCCCCGCTTATCCGGGCGGGGTTCGTATTTCTATTGAATCTTTGGCGATGGTTTTCTTAAGACACGTCGTATCGCGTTCTGTCTTCAAATTCCTGTGTCTTCGCGCTGTTCCAGCCCGATACAACCTGTAAGTACCCAGTTACTCTCGATAACACATCGACTTTGTGGCTGTGGCAGTCTGGACATTCGTAGTAGCCGCAAACTGGACATTTAGCAGTGTTCGGGATCGTGTCACCACTGCATATCCGATTTGTCTCTTTTATCCACTTGTGGATCGGGCACTCAAGCGGGCTCACCAGGTCCAGCAGCTCGCCGTCGTTTGTGTCTTCCAACCATGCGAGGGTGAGCTCAAGGTACTGGTTGTAACTCATCTCTTCGATGGGTATATCGATTGGTTTGTATTCATACGTGTCTGCTTTCATAGCTTCAACTCCTGTTCGATTAGATAAATGTCGATTGATGATGAGATACGATTCATCAGGCGATACCATTCGTTGTTGGACTCGCCGATCTCTCTGTCGGCTGCCATCTCAAGGCGAGCGGTGATACTCTGGATCTGCTGTGCCCGTTCTGTTTTCATGTTTCCTCGCCGAACCGATAGCAGACATTATATCTCTTCTCGAACTCATCACACGACACAATCGTTGTTTCTGTCGTCAGATGGTCATAGATGACATATCCCTCGACTGCACACGTCCATGTGTTCACAACGCTGTATGATTGCTTGCGTGCCAATACGCAACGTATGCCAACGACTGATTTCGAGTCGATTCGTGGGATCGACAACTTTGCATCTGATAGATCATCTTCGATCTGTGATATGTCTCTTGTGGTCACGTTGCCCCATATTCCGTTGATGACGATCCGGTCGGGGTTCTGGTTATTTACCCACGCATGGACGGTTGCTTTTGTTTCCATCATTCATCTCCTTCGCATTTGTGGTGTCGTGCAATGGTTTCTCTTATCGAGTTGCACACCGCCACATTCATCGACCTGGCATCTTCGTGCGTGGTGATGCTCTCGAATTCGTTGATGAGTGATTCTGGTATGCGCAACGTCATGCGCACGATTGGCTCTCGTGTGTCTTCTGCCATGATGTTATCTATGTCACTGACACCACTTAAAGGTTTCTGATCTGCTACATGCCTCGCTATTTCTTTTTTGCCGGGTGGCGGCATTTGTCCGTCTGGTTTCTGCCCCGTCCGCCATCCTTGCGTCCCGACTGAGAGCCGTCTTTTTTGTTGCGTGTCATGGGTTTCATGTTTTGCTGTGATATGTGATAGGTGTTTTGGTGCTGGAACGGACGGTCCGGTCCTATCTTCTTTGTTCTGTAGTGTACTTGCGAGTATTGTTAGAATACTCTGTGATTCTGAAATGCTGAAGAAGAAGGGGACGGGGGTGGCAAACCCCCTGGGGGAAAACAAGAGAAACCACATACATAGTTGGCGTGAACGTACTTAAGGGTTCCGGTTGCGCACCAAAGATATGACTGGATGGGTTGGTTTTGGTGGGTGCATTTCACTCTAACAGAAACCTTTATATACCTCAACGAACACATGTTATTACATGTCTTTCGACACGAATATACAACTCGGGACTCGGAAAGTTCAGCAATCGACCAATGCGCATACGATCAACATGCCCCGCATTGCAATGCGTACGCTTGATCTGCATGCAGGAGATGTGATGCGAGTGTCACTCACACCAGATGGTGCGGTGATGTTTGAAAAGGAGTGACTAATGAATAAAAATGCAGCGGGGGCGGCAACCCCCAAATCAACAGAATCCACTTATAACTTTGGTGGAGAGGTACTTAATGGTTCCGGTCGCGATGTGACAATCAATCATTTACCGGAGTTTTTCGAGGAAGCGAAGTTTGTCCCGAACAATTTCTCGGTTTGGTTGACCGAGAAAAGCGGGCAGCGTTTTTTGACGATCTCTGATACGGAAACTATATACCGATATGTTGATGGAATATATGTGCCGGATGCAAAGACTTATATCAAAGGGATGGTCGAACGATCCACCGGTGGGCGACGTGTATCAACCAGATCAGTCGGAGAAGTGGTGGGACATGTTGAGCGGAAAAGATATGTTGACCGCAGCATATTTGACAACAACGAACACGAAATCGCATTACAGAATGGCGTATTGAACACAACGACATTTGAATTCACCGACCATTCACCAGATCTGTATTTTCTGCAGAAGATCCCCGTAATATATGACCCCGCCGCCAAATGCCCAATGTTCGAAGATTTCCTTGAAACTGTGCTCTCTGATAAGAATGAACGAGACAGTATAATAGAGTTGTTTGGTTACTGTTTGGTTAAAAACTATTCTATACAGAGGTGGTTTATGTTTTATGGCAGCGGAGGAAATGGCAAAGGGACTCTTTTGAGTGTGTTATCTGCATTTCTCGGCAACGACAATGTGTCAACGGTTGAATTGCAGAATTTTGATAGAAATTTTACGTTGGCAGAACTATATGGCAAGTTAGCGAACATAGCAGGTGATTTGAGTCACAGAGACTTGGAATACAGTGGTAAGTTGAAAGGATTGACGGGGGGCGATCGTTTGCTAGCAGAAAGAAAGTTTCAGAACCCCTTCAATTTTGTAAATCATGCCAAACTGATTTTTAGTGCAAACGAGCTGCCACGGACGCATGACGAAACGATAGCGTTCTGGAGACGGGTTATGATGTTCAATTTCAAGAAAACGTTCGTTGGCAAGGACGACACCAAGAATTACTATAAGTCTTTGACCACGGAATCAGAATTGGCAGGCATATTAAACCTGGCGATCGAAGGACTCCAGCGATTGAATGATAATATGGATTTCTCGAAGAAAACCAGCATAGATGAAGTAAAAGAGTTCTATGTAAAACATTCAGACTCTGTTACGGCGTTTATAATGGACTGCGTTGAAATAACGTATGATCCAGACAATTTTATATCATTCGAATCGTTATACAAGTCTTATCTTAGGTATTGTCAAGAACATGGTTTCACTGCCAAAACCAAGAAGAAATTAAACCGGTCTTTACGGAATGACCATGAATTTGTGGACGATAAAGGATTCGACAAAGATGCGGGAAACTACAGTCGCCGCTGGTCCGGGGTGATATTATCACCAACGATATAATTAAATGTTTGCCAACATTACATGACGGAAAGTACGGTATGGACGATTCTACTATTGTGGGGTTGGCAAATATTTATAGAGGGGTAATAGGCTATAATCGTCCTTTCCGTCCTTTCCGTCCATAACATAGTTGACGGGATTAATAAATAAGAAGGAATGAATCATGAGAACAACCACAAGTATTCAGATAGGATTGGACGTTTCATTACAGTCAGCTAATTATTACAGGAGAACCTGAACATGACAACACATACAAACAACGAAGGAATACTCGGAAAGAGTTTTGCAGTCGGAAACGGACGATGTGCAACTTACGTGCCCACAAACACGGTGCCATTGGGCTTCCGTTTCCTGTGCGAGTGCGCACCGTACATGACAAGCGACCACATCGTGTATGGAAAGCTATTAGACAATGAGTACGTCGGAGTCGGTCAGCCATACCCGCTTGAGGGCGACGAGATCTGCGCCGCCAATCAGTATTTCAGAGTGATTGGGATGCGAGCACTGTTCACGACTGGATCGGTGTGGTCCGAACGTTGCATGCGGATACACATTTTCAAAGATGCTGGATTGTCGGAACGGTTCGACGTAGCTAAAAACTGTGTCATGTGGCATGACATGCATAGCTACACATGCGAAGCCATAATGGACAGAGTGGACCGAACGATTGACGGCAGGAGTGAATAATCATGACAATAAACGATATGAACGAGATCGACATTGAAAGAATGGATGTGAATGATCTGCGCATAAAAATGATGGAACGTGGGTGGACCTCACACGACAAGCTAACCCATCTTGGATGGGGTAATAGATACGGATACAGCTTTTGGTTCGAAAGGTTCGACTGGCACGGACACAACGGGTTCGGTGTCGTTTTCCATTTCCACACCACTGATATGGATTATATCGACGGTGGGATAAAGAACACCGCACGCGTGGCTTTAACTGCGTGGGACGAATTCACGAGTTCTGTACCGGCACAAATGGCAGATGGTAGTGTGCAGACCAATGCCATGCTTACAAAAATGTTCCGAGAGCAACGTGCGTCGGAAACGACGTCGCAAAGGAGTGAATAATCATGAAAGAAGTGAAACCAATCAAGACATGGGAACAGATCATGATGGCAGTTGTGATAGGAATGGGCTGCATGCTGTTTGCAGACACCGGACGCATTGAGGCGTTACTACTTGCTGCGGTGCTGGCAACAGTATGGTATGCTCGAGTGTGGGCATTGAGGAAGCAATCCGCCATATCTCGGGAGGAGTGAACTGATGACAACACACAAATACAGAGCATGGGACCCGGAAATACGCGAGATGCGCGGGGTCTCCGGGATCCACTGCGGGCTGAATGCTGTAGAATTTAGTACCGACGAACTCGGCACATTACCGCACAATCTCGATGAATACGAATTGATGCCATATACCGGCTTCAACGATCGCAACGGTCGCGAGATCTACGAGGGCGACATTATACTGACTACATCCGGAGTTAAGACGGTTGTATTCTCGGATGATATCGGATGTTTCGAGGCAACCGACACGACCGGAGCACGTGGATTGTATGGTTACGTCGTGAATGATGGCGTTGCTGTGATCAGCAACATCTATGAAACGCCTGACCTCGTACGGAAACAATTTGCACCAGTGCACGAGGAGTAGAACATGAACAACTTGATGATCGAGATAGGAATGGCAATGATTGCGGTTTTTGTTGTCGTTGTGACGATGTGTCTCGTATTGATAGCAATATATGTTTTGTATACTCAGACGATCGAGGCATATCGACGTCGGTGCAGATTGGAACTATTCGTGCTGTTGATCGGATGGTGGATTATAATTGGCGTATCTCTCCTCATAATCGGAGGATTGCTATGACCAAAATCATATATCATCGGAACTGCCGCCTCTGCGGAAAGCCGTTTGATGCGGAGACAGCAACCACGAGATACGGCTCGGACCGATGCCGATACATCGCCCTGCGGTGGGCACAGAACGAACACCGACCCGCTGCAGTGTCAATGACCAAGGAGCAGGCAATCGAGCAATACGGCGAGATGTTTGATGACCCGCTGAGGCTGGTCATGCACACCCGGCATGCCGCTGCAATCCGGCGCATCTATGACTATTGCATCGCGCACAACCGATCGACCTTCACAATCGAGCAGGTAGAGGGTATTCCGACTAACATAACATCGCAGATGCTCGGATACATAGCAAGGGATCATGGCGCCGTCTATCATACCAGGCATACCGAGATGAACGCGGCAGGGACGGGACAGTTAACAATCTGGGAGTGCAAGATAGGAATGGAGGAAATATGAACGACAAAGAAGAGATCATAAGGTTACTGCAAGCAGGACAAGTCATATATTACAGTGCCATCACAGATGGGGCGGTCAGACTGATCAACTTCGATACACATACGTCTCGGATCGTTGATACCGGCACGTTTTTGGACATGCGCAGTGATGGGACCATCGCGTTTGTCAAAAGCAGACCAACTGGATACCCAGTCTGCCATGGCGGCGTCGAGGTATACGACGTGGTGCCGCAGGAACAATGCAAGTAACAACGTGTAAGTAAAAGATAGGAATGGAGGAATTATGACACAAAAGAAAACATGCCCGATATGTCTGAAAGAGTTCGACATGACAAAGGGCAACATTGTATATGACACGCTCCGATGTGCATACATCGGAAAGTACATAAAACGCCCGCAAGCAATCAAGATGGGGCGAGAGGCAGCCATTGAGCACTACGGAGCACGATTCGACGATCCGCTCCGCAGCATCGGATATTCCAAGTATATGCCGCATCTTCGGCATATCTACAATTATTGCATTGACCACCAGAAGACGACATTTACCGCAGAAGAGATCGCAGAAGGGTTTGATGGAAAGCTTGATTACTACGTTCTTGGTGCGATCGGTCGCGTGCATCATGTTATGCACATCTCCGGGGAGCGAGAGATTAACGGGGCAGGTACGCGGCATGTTTCGGTGTGGAAGTTTGTGCTACCAGATAATAAGGAGATAACGGAGTTGCAATCATGACAACAGAAACAATACTGTGCCCGGTCGGAGAGGCACTATACGAAAAATTGTGCGCAACTGACGCATGGACGAATGATTTCGGTGCATATCAAAAACACGTATTGGGATGCGAAGATTGCCAGATGGGGCTTGGGATATCATCCGAAGAGATCAAAGAGATTGTGGATTCGATCGGAATTGTGGTATCATGATACAAGAAAACATTTCAGTGACCGTGTGGCGAGACCACGGCGACGGACACCCGGACGGTGTGATCATTTGTGGCGTATATGGTCCCGTTGGACCGGAAGACATCGCTGAGATCCAAGAAATGATGAATGCACCAGACACGAAGATAGACATGCCAGCGGAGCCACTGAGTGGCTTGGTCGGCATAGTTTGTGATGTGTGGTATGATTTCGACAGTGATGTGTCCGGATGGACATACGAAGAGAAACGGGTCATCATCGACGACGACGAGACGGGTGGAGACACCGTGTATCAAGACGTTACGTATGATGGAGAGGCGTTTGGAGACACCACGTATCCAGACGTTGCATCATACGAGGCGGCTGCAACCAAGGAATACTTGCGTGAAATGAGAAAAATTGATGTCGATACCATGTTTGTATCGGGTAACATCGACGCGCATGTCATCGAGCTTGAGCATGGGCTTGACATGACATCCCACGTATACCGTGGTATTAAGTATCTGATTCATCGAGATGTGTTTCACGATCGCGAGAAATGGGTTGCAACAGAGCGCATATCAGGTGGTACCGTCCCATTCGGCGTAAGATTTCCAGATCCGATCCGAGCAAGTGCCGCATTCAGAGACATGGTCGATGAGAAGGGTGTGTTAAGTACATGCCATGCGATTATGTCTGCTGTCCCTCGGGTTGAAGCAGCGAAAATGATATCGATCGATGAATATAACAATTTGCGTAAGGAGAAGAAATGAGACCAAACGAACCGTTCATGTCCCTGCAAACGACAGGAGACATGATAAAAGACATCGCTGTGCTGATCCCAGACTACACAGACATCGATGAGCACGAGCACAAGGGAATCAGATTCATCGTGCACCAACATCCACTTTTCGATGATGAGATGTGGGTGGCGACCGAGCGGACGACTGGACTAACGTTGACACACTCAAAGAGATGTGTTACGAAGGATCGAGCAATACAGGGGTTCATCGATGCTGTGGATCTGCATGACATCGACCATTTGCACGATGGATTGATGAATGCGCTGCTGGACCTTGAGGAAACACCGGTTATGACTGTTGATGAATATCTTGAGGAGGTGGAGTGATGGCAATCACCGATGCATATTACACACAAAGCGCCATCGAAGATAAGTGTGACATTACCGAGCTGCGGGAATATCTTTACGGGCTCGACGACGCGATTGTGGCAGGCAGATACAAGAAAAAATATGTGGACACGTTCTTGATGAGGTAATGAGAATGACTAAATATATTTGCAATGATTGTTCTGGTGAGTATCCGTTTGTTGGAGAATGCAAACTGGAACTCCCGCGCATTGCTGGGCATCCGCGACGGTGCCCGGTATGTGGTGGCGCAGTTGAGTGCAACTGGCGGAAGGTGGAAGGATGAGTACAACATTCACTGCATCCGGGCACATAACAAAAGGTGGATTGGTTCAGGTTGGCTCGGGTGGTGTGTACATGCGACGATGCACATCATCACCACTCATCGACCCGTTCGGGGACGTTCATCGCATGTCTCCGGTCGGGGTTTGTGAACGACGCTGGTTGAAGGCGGTGATATGACATGGTATCACTATCACGATTGTATGCTGATAGGCGCTACTACGAGCGCAACAGAGAGCAGATAAACAATAGGTGTAGGGATTACTATTCCAAACACAGAGATGAGCTTGCAGAGCGGCAGAGACAGCGTAGAGAAAAGGTGCGTATGCGTGGCGACGTGTGCGACATTCTTATCGAGCATGCCGGTGATGTTGCAGAAGACCCGGAATGTTTGTCAACGGATTTCATCCTGCAGCAGATAGAAGAGATTGATCGGTAGATTCTCATGCACGGGACATCACATCTGTTGATATCGTCTTCGATTGGCGTATTGATAGCGGCGGCATTGTTTATGCGTCAGCCATCAATATTCACAGTGATGTCCTGTGCGTTGTTTATTTTTTTCTGTTCTGTCGGATCAATTGCTCCAGACATCGACTCAAGGCGTGCTATCATCAAGTCATGGCACTTCTTTGGCTTCTGGAGATTGTACTGGCTTTTCGGCTATGCTCCACTCGCGATGATTTTTGGCAAGGGGCACAGAGGTGTCATGCACTCGCTGTATGGGCTTTGTTGGTCGATGATCGTAGTTTATCATTTTACGTGGCTGTTCACCACGCAGGACGTGGCGGGGGTTGCCACGCTCGGGTTCTTTGTTGGGTACTTACTCCACCTCATCGAGGACCATCTCTTCACAAAGACGCCAATCCGCTGGTTGATGCATTAGGCGCAATGTGTCTGTATGTGTCGTGTGTTGTTGCCATGAGCCGTGGCGATACTTTTTTATACTATGGGCGACAAATGCAGACATACATGAATTGTAATATACAGATTGACCAGGGAACAGATGCGTGGAGATTCGTTACGACACGCGTGCAGAATGACGGCAGAGTGGGATTGAAGGCTCTGCTCGAAGATTTGAAGATATCACCAGAGAGGTATGCCGGTCTTCCGGTTACATTGCTTGTTATGATTGCTGGACTTGATATGGGGGAATGATGAACATAAACAAACACACCACACTCTCTGTGTTCTTGCTGTTGCTGTGTGTGAGTACAGTGGCGGCTGCAAAGAATCCGCTCGATGAGACGGGTAAATCTGCCGACGACATGCTTGAGTGGGTGGTTGACCTATTATCAGACGTGTTTTGGTACGTCGTCCCGATCGGGCTGTTGGTCGGCGTTATATGCATAGCGGTCGGTGGGTCTGCACTGAGTGCGAACGGACAAAAGAAAGTAATTGACGTCATGAAAGCCGTGGCGGCATTGTATCTATGTCTATGGATCGTATCATCCATCAAATCGTTGTGATTGTGATGATGCTCATGACATCGTCGGTCGCAGTTGCCGGATACACCGATGCCCTGCATGCAATCGACGAAAACGTGAGCGACTGTGGCGACTGGAGTGGGATATCAAATTCCCCAGATAAATCTCTACGTTCATATTTCTATCGTTTCCACCGTGGTGACCTGAACCAGGCTGTTATGTGGGATCCTGCCACTTGGGGACTCCTGAGCAGCACCCGGTTTGTTGATGTCGGTGGGCGCGCTGATGATGTTTCGTGGGGATATGTTTGCATCCATGGGTTTAAGCATACCCTCATCGATGAGAATGGTGTGGTATACACCGATGACCCGACAGAAGTGTATTACACGACGGGATACTGTGGGTACAAAGGATTTAGGACGAAACACTGGATCACATACGAAGTAACCAATCAACAATCGGTTTCTGTGCACGGTAATGCGTGCGTGGTTACGAATGACGTGACGGTTAAGTGCGAGTGTAAGGACAATCAGCAAAGTGCAACGACTCGTTTATCTGATCGGATGTCGTTCATGAAATGGGTGGTGCCCGATCATGTTGTGCATGCGACGATCACTAATTGTTCTGGCAGAGTGTATTTGTTGGAGGTAAGTATACCGGCAAATGTGACGGGAATCAGTATCGCAACGAACGCCGGGGAATACATGAAACACGCCTACCATCTGTTGCGAAACACCTCCGACGGGTTTGAATGGATGGAACTGCGCAAGCATGTGTACGAAGACAGTAATGGACTGGCACCATGCGGCAGAAACCTGTTTGCGTCACGTGAACCAATCACCGATGTGTCGGTGAAATTGCATACCCCTTTTGATGCAATCGATGCCGACGTGGTCATTGTGCATGCCGAAGAAGAAGAGGCAGATCCGAGGGAGACACCAGTGGAGTTTTTCAACATTCTCGTGATCTGTATTGTTTTATATTTCCTTGTAATGGGGTTGCTTAAATAAATGTTTTACAATTTAGTTGATCTGGATCAAGAATTCACATCGATTGCGCAGAAATCGGTCGGATTTACTGGAGCCGATCTGAACGCAACGAATCAGACGATGCAGGCAACGGTCGAGGGTGGCTCGGCAATAGACTTCATCGAAAGCGTGGCAGTCGTATCGCCTGACGTTATGAGTCAAGGCTGGTTAACACAGATGTACGCTGAACACTCGTGGATAGCATTCGATCTTTTCAAGATATTATTGCTTGCCACTCTCATTGGGTATGTCCTGAAGCAGTTTGGGGCGGACTTCGGAGATAACGAGGCTGGCATGATTAATCTGTTGAAACGATCAATCATATCTACTTTCATGATTGCGCAGGGGCTGTCCCTAATCATGTTGTTGTTGCTGATCAATCAGGAAATGTCATTTATCGTAGCGCCTGTGCATGTGGCTCGAGACCTGATGGCGGCAGGTGTCACATCACCTTTTGGTGCAGTCATGGTGATTGCTTATACGATCGGAATCTTTGCAGAAGGGATATTCTATTTGGTCCGGTTCCACTTGATCTACATCTCGTGTATTGTGTGGGTGTATGCCTGGTTGCTGTGGACGTTTGAGAAGACAGCGAGGCACGGCGTGTTTCTGCTCTTGATAATCACAATCAACATATTTTTAGGGTTTGCAATAGCGACGATCTGGCGGATCGGTGCAGCATGTATCACACATAGCTCGACCCCGGTCGCTGGGTGGGGTGGGGACATTGCCGGGCTTGCGGTGATGTTGATCGCATTATTCACGCCGATCATGGTATTTTTCTACGTGATTTGGAACCCAACGCCAGCAATTCAGAAGATCACATACATAGCTGCCAAAGGAGTGTAATAATGGATATAAAACAGGGGTACGATGTACCAGAAGATTTGGAATTCGAGCCAAAACCGTGGTTCGGATTAACAACGAGGCACGGACTGATATTGCTTATTTCAGCGATTGCCGTGATAAAATGGTATGAATTGATCGTAAGTATGGGGTTCACGTGGGAGTCGATGGTGTTCCGGATACCGATCATAATTTACGTGCCGCTCATTGCAGTAATCGTCTTCGGAAAGTTGGACATCAAAGCATACCGGATGGCAAGGTGGGCGATCACTCCTTACGTCGCCGATCGGCATAATCGGATAGCGAAAGACCTATCCGGCACTGTCAGCATCGCTGATGGCTGGTATCTCAACAAAGAAGGGAATGTGTGCGTTGCGTTATCGATGACTGCACTGAACTCTGATCGTGTCAACGATGCCGATGTGGATACGAGAATTGACATGGACAAGCACTTTTTGAATGCCCTGCCGTGTAAGATCCAGATCGTAAGATACACGTTTGCATACAACACATCCGATTACATCGATGCAATGCTACATAACGCACGAGCCATGCCGGAGAAGCATCAGAAATACTTGGTTGCACATCTAAACGATTATAAGAAGCGTTGTGAAGATGAGAATGTGCAGGAACCAATGTATTTCATGATTCTGTCTATAGATGCACAGACACACGACGCGGTGAAAGTCATCGGCGACCATGCAGCCGTGATCACGAAAAACCTGATGAGATCAGGCGTGATTTCCGAACGTCTCCAAAAGTCAGACCTGGCAACGATGCTCATGATGGTTACGACAGGAATAGGAAGGAAAGGAATCGATTATCTATCGGATGCAGTGGAGGTTAAGAATGAATAAACTAACGTCTTTAAAACGGTATTTCCTGAAAGGAAACTCTGTTATCGTGCGCAAGTTGCGTACCCCGAGCGTGCCAACGAACATCGACATGGACGTGACCGGGGATGCTTCGATGCTGAAACGATTGATCACGCCAACCGTGGTGGTCGATGAGCCCGATCATATTCAGATCGGTGATGAGAAGCATTCGATCCTTGCCATGGTGGGGATTCCCGGAACGATGAAACCAAACTGGATGTATCACCTGATTAACGATGCATCAGGGAGGGTAGACTTCTCACAGCACATCTCGCCTATCGACAATGACGTCGCGATGAAGAAGATCGAGAAATCGATCGATAAATTGAAGACCAGCCAGGAACTCGCTCGCATTGAAAAGAAGGAACTGTCCTTATCGGAGGCTTCGCAGCTCGGCTCGTTGACGAAACGACTTGCATCGATCCAGCGCGGTGAGGAGCGCATGTTTGACTTTGCTACATATTTTAGTGTGCATGCAGATGATGAGCGAGTGCTCGAGACAAATGTGGCGTCGTTGTGGTCGGCGCTGCAAGGAATAATGATCAAGCCGGAACGGATGGTATACCGAAACACAAGAGGACACATGTCGATGATGCCTGTAGGCATCGATGATCTGGAGACTGCCAGACACATGGACACGACCAGCGCAGCCATGACGATAGCACTCCCTGGTAGGGCACGGATTGACACGAATCCAACGGCGGAGACTGTGATCTGGGAGCATGCATCTGGCATGCCGATTCACATAAACAGGTTCGATTCATCGATGATGAATTATAATATGGCGGTGTTTGCATCGTCTGGTTCTGGTAAGTCATTCATGATCTCGTTGTTTATCATGCGTGACTTGGAAACTGGGAAAGATGTTATCATCATCGATCCGAAGGGCGAGTACTCCGGATTGGTTGCTGAGTTCAATGGAGAGAACATTATCATACAGGAAGGATCGCCTACCACGATGAATCCGTTTGACCTCGGGCGGTCTTCGCTATCAGTAAGGAAACAGAGTTTGCCAGCATTTTTCGAGATGCTTACGGGCGGAGTTACGGACGCAGGCAAGTCAATTCTCGATACTTGCATAAACGTTCTCTATGAGACTAAAGGGATTACAAATGATCGGAGTACTTGGAACAAAGAAATGCCGACGATCGGAGAGTTTTATGAGGTTTTGGCGTCATACATTAACGGACGCATCAAAACGGAATTCGATATCATTCAGTCTGATCGTGTTGCTGCCATGGCACTGGCATCAAAGGTCAAGCGTTTTGCCGACGGTGGAACGTACGAGTCGTTTTTCAACGGGCAGACTTCGATAAAATTCGATGGCAAATTGATCAATTATGACATATCAAATGTTCCGGCTGACGTGCAGAATGCGGTAATGTACATGCTCATGAGTTCACTGTATGAGTACATGTCTGAATCTGACCGAGGCTTCCGAAGTGTTGTGATAGACGAGGCATGGGCGATCCTTGCATCCAACTCGATCCACGTGCATAACATCATCAAAACGTGCAGATTCAAGAAGATGGGATTGATCTTGGTCACACAGGACCTCGCCGATGTGATGAAGAGCGGTGTTGACGAAGCGATCATCAACAACGTCGCTCTAACGATCGTTATGCGCATCGCCACGGCATACTCGAAGCAGTTAGGATCGATGATGGGACTTACTATGGCGCAAGCGGCAGACCTACCGGGACTCGAACGTGGTGAAGGATACCTAATCTCGGGAAAGAACGCGATGAAATTTAAGACACCTCCCGCGCAGATCGAAAAGAAACTCATCGAAGCATCTGCAAATGGTGTGAACGTGGACGCGTCGGCTCCTATGGATATGTCGAAAGACATTCATCGATGCCGGGATCTGACACACTCGCAGATCGAGCACCTGACGGATCCACAGCTCGTTGGTGGAGCGTATACTCGGGTCAATGGCTCGAAGATTATTGGGCGTGGAACTGCCGACTTCATGATCAGGAATCTTCCGAGTAATCAATCACCCGAGCATTTCATCATGACGCATTTAATCGCTGAGATCGGCAAGTTGAAGGGACTGAAGACCACGATCAATGACAACGGCATGGATTGTGACGTTATGATGGAGCTGCCTAATAGCTACGTAATTGGTTTTGAGTACGAAACGGGAAAGAATAATCGATCAGACGTCATGGACAAGACCGAACGGTTAGATCTGTCTGCTCGAATTGATAAATGGTGGTTTGTGACATCGTCAGCGAATTTGAAAGAATATGCTGATTTGCACCTACGAACAGTGACAAGCGGCAAAGTGGAACAAACCATCGTTGACAATTGCGAACGGCAATTAAAACTCATTTAGAACGGAGGAAACCAGATGAATATAGCATATAAATACGCCGAAAACATTATTATTCACGGTACTATAGGTAGGAATATGTTGAAAATAATGATGTGGCTCGGATGGCTCGCTGTGAATGTTGCTGCTGTGATCGTCGGTATTCGATACTGGCAGTGGTTGTTGGTTGGTTGATGATGTGTGAAGCGGGCATAACCTGCCACCCCCATTTTTTAATTCCCTCGAATTCGCGGGAATTAGAATTTCTTTTTCTGGTTTCAGATGGTAGATCGAAACATTTATAACCATTGCGAACCATTACACACTTGCGCAAATGCGCAGGAGATCAAAAACATGAGAGACGAATTCCTCGAAGGACCGACGCCGGTCGCAACGCCGACGACGCTTGACGCACTGACGCCAAACGACACGATGAAACATTATCATCGGGTCAGCATGCTTAACATGATGACATGGAACGAGATCGATGTGGACATCATATTGAGAGTGTACAGACTCATCGATGAGCAGAAGAAGCGCGATGTGGAGGACGACAAATCATGATCGACACAAGATCGGTTAAGATGTCTGCTATTATGTATACGGAGGATGTTGCCACTGCAATCGAATGGGGTAAGAAATGCCCGGTCTGCGGGAAATTGTTCAAAATCGGCGATAAGTGCGCAATCGTCAAAATCAATGACGACACGTTCCCCAACACATTGATACATAATGATGGGGTGTGTAATCGGGATGTAACCCCGGAAGAAGCATGTAATTTCATCGAAAAGAAATACCAGATGTGGAGCACGTTATCCGGCATCTGGCACGTATCGGTTCCGGAGGATGGAATATGAGCAGAGACATCTATGCAACCGTAGACAGGGCTGGAAGGATCGTTATCCCAATCATCGATCGTGAAGTGCTCGGGATAGTGGAGGGATCGAGGATCACTTTCGTTATTAGCGCTGTACAGAAACCGAAGGTGGACTAAATGAACTTTGACGAGAAGGCGGGACGTTGTGGGCATATCAAACGAATATACAATGAATACGGCGGGCGGTGTCGTGTTTACGGGCGCCTCGTCAATGAGTGCGAAGACTGCGGGATCTCGCCAATTCGGCGACCCAAGTTTTTGGAAGAACATGGAATCGACCCGGTAACCGAAGAGACATGACAAGACCCGGCAGAGTGGATTTCTTACTATTTATGTGCACGATAATAACGATTGAACTACATATTTATGGGTGTATCGGTGATCTATTAATGATTCTCATGATGTGCGCGGTCTTATCTGTGCTTGTTATCGAACATCGGCGAGACATGTTTAATAGAAACCGTGGGCGCCAATAGCATTTTACCACCGATCCGTCGGAACATGCGGCGGATAGGCACTTTTTTATATGCGTGTGTCATGTAGTCCGTCATGTCAGAAAAAATTGGCACCGTTGCCAGGCACAATGATCACAGCCACGACGCTGTATTATCACAGATTTGTCAGATGCTTGCACGACAAGAAGAGATTAATTCCCGGATTGCTGCTGACATCAGTGACATAAAAAAGACGTTTCGCGATCTGGAAGCACATATCAACGATCTGGAAGTTCGTACTTCGGTTATGGATGCTGATACAGAAGAGATTGGCGGCAGATTGTACGAGATCGAAAAGTATGCGCCATGGGTCATCGCCGCCGCGCTCGCTGTCACATATGTTTACTTCTGATTGCCATGGCTCTGTGGCGTTCCGTCGGCTTCCATATATGTGGTGTGTGCGACGTTCTATGATTGGTGTGTATGATCTTATCGTGTGCCGAATCGTGCCGATGTGCTTACATCTCTGGCAAATGACATTATGGCATCGATTTACAGCATGCCTTCGCAAATCGATACGTTTTTATATTTGATGCTCGACCATGTAGTACATAATGACAGACAATACAGAACTACCTGAAAGAATCCCGAACATGCAGTTGTGTTACGTTGCATCGTTTTTGAGAGACTGGCATTACGGCGTCCTGAAGTCGCAAGCCGCTGATCAGTCCGATGGATTCGTAGTCGCAGCAGACTTGATACGACTGAAGGATCGAGTAGAAGATGCCAAAGTGCAGTGGGCGTTTTTGCAGTCGTTGCCGTTGTTGGACTGCCCGGAGAGTCACGGCATACTTAATTATGTTGTGCCACAGCTTGAGGATCTCCCAGAACCTGAAAATAAGGACATCAAACTTATTGCTAACATGCTTGAGATGATACATCGCGAGTTTGTTACTTGCCAGAGTGCTCGGTTGATTACGGGGATCCAGATATGGGACTTTGAGAGAGGCAATACGTACTTCGATAACATCACAAACCTGATTGATAGTTACATCGAGCCACGGACACCCTCAGACTGGCCGGACAGTGCGCCAGAAGAGAGTCAAGTTGGGCCGGGACGCGGTGGAGTATAATCCACCACCCCTGTCTTCTATATTTTTTACATTCTTTTGTTTGTTCGTGTGAATTCTTTATAGTGGAACTGAGAGCATACTTTCCATAACATGGCTTTGCGATCGTTGCTCTGTGACGCTCTGGCGGCTTCCATATATGCGGCGTGTGCGACGTTCTGGTGATGAGTGGTGCAGTCTTATCTGGGGGTTGAATGGTGGTAGTGAACGTGCGAGGAAACCTTTAAGTACTTTGTGGGCAAAGTAATAATCATAGGATGGTTGGCAAAAATGACATTTGTGAATGGACGCGGATACGGACAATGGAACGAGAAGAAGTATGGGAAAGTTGTTTCTCATCACGTCGCTGTTGAGCGGGCAAAGAAACCTTCTGCATACGAGATTGCAGTGGGTGGCAAGATCGATTTCTTTGATGAGAAGATATCGGAATTGTACAATGCCGGGATCGGAGCAGATAAGATAGCCGGCACCCTTCGATATGAAGATGGGATCAACATCAAAAAGAACCCGATCACTAAGAGACTTAAGGAGTTGGGAATCTATGCAGGAGATCGAAGGAAGAAAGTTGTCAAGGTCGATCACCGGGCGATCGAAGAAGAGAAGGACGCAAGAATCACCGAACTTGAGCGGGAACTTGAGAGAACAAAGCATCGACTCGACACACGCGAGAGTGAACTTGCGACACTTAAAACAGATCATGTCAGGGTGCGGAATGAACGGAATGATAGCGACAGAAAATTAAGACTGGTCGCCGAAGGGATACCGGTTGTTCTGGATCGGGTTGAGATATGAATATCGTAGTGGACGAAAGAGTATTACCACAATACTCTTATGTCTCTTTTTTTTATGCAGACGGTATTCCATATTGTGTATGAAATCTGTAATTGCGCACGCAAACGATAAGTTTATATACGATTAGATACTATGTAGTATTGTTGCAATGCGCTGAAATGCGCACAGCAAACGCTGCAACAAAACCGTTATCCCCTGTTGCTTCGCAGGCGGATCGAAATCACGTATGGCATCGGCGAGTTACCGACTCTATGGGGTTCGCTGCCCAACCGGTGCATGCTCGGAAGAGCAAGAAGGCGAGAACAATGGCAAGAAACAACTGTCCGGGATGCAGAGATGAGAATATGTTCTGCTTTGAACACCAGAAACACGAGAAAGCTGTGTACGAGAGTATACAATTCGCAGGAAAGCACGACACCGTAGAATACCGCATTGCAATATCAGATGCAAGACAAAAGGATGTTGTGGATGATTAAATCATGATAGAAATCGAAGCACACGCGGGAGAGTCTGTATACGAAGCGTTCAAAAGGGCATTCAAGTTGCATATAAACGAGACGCCATACAACCTCTGGAAAGCGCGACGAGCGATGGCAAACGGAGAGACGTTTGAGATCACCTCGAAACCCGTTATGCTACGGTTTAATGCTTCGTACATAACTCTGCGGGACCTAAACGAGGAATGAATCATGAGCAAACACATATTGAAAACAAGAGCAGAATTTGAGGCGGTATTTCTGGCATATTGCGCAGAGTCGGGGACGACCGCAGCAGATCAGTATTCTGGAAACAACCGAGAGAAGACATGGGAGGACTGAATCATGAGTGAATACAAACAGAAAATCGGAGAACCTATTCCCCCACGAATATATGAGATCGTACTCGACACAGATGTGTCAGGAACGATTGCGGCAACACAGACGCAGTTCATGAGCGAGGTATTCGCGGCGGCGGAGAAATCAAACATCACTGGACATGGACTAAACATCATACTAAAGGAGGACGGAAAACGATGAAATGGCTGACGAATGCGCATCGAGATGATGTAGAAAAACGCATCGCCGATTTGACGTATGGCAACGACCGAGTGCTTGCAACAGGAAATCCGGAGCCAACTGAAGCATATCCAGTGGACAGGCTGATATTCGAAGGAATGGTTGGGATTTATGATATGACTACAGAAGAGGAGGACTGAAAACGATGAAAGAAGTTGTAATATACGAAACATCCTTGCCACTTGTTGATGAGGATTCGATCGTGGAAAATCTTCGGGTTACTCGTGCGTCTGACGGATCGGTAAAGATAAGAGTGATTCGTGCGGGCACCGGCGAGTATCCGATTAGCATCCCAAAGACGCTGACGTCAGAAGAGGCGGAGCGGTTGGGTACTGCGCTGCTCGGAACACATTCTGGATTCGAGGATTTGAAAGAGCGGTCAGAACAAGCGGAGACGGTTGCGAAGTCGAGACTGCAATTACGTCACTCAGAAGGAAAGACTATAGAGTTCAAACGTGAACTGCGCAAGTGCCAGGAAAGATTGTGGTCGCAATCCTCCGCAGCCAGCGCACTGGATGAGATCGGGTTCGATGAATGGCCGATCGCAGAGCAGTATGTGTTATCGCAGATGATGGCGCGTGCAGCAGCGCATAGCGGGCATGGGAATGTTGTGGGCAGAACGACTCGTGTACTACGTGGGTTCATTACTCTGATGCGAGGCAAGATATGAAGACTACACCAGGGTTCAAGATCCTTGACAACAAGGGGTTTCACATCACATTCGCCAATGGTGTGTGTGTTTCTGTGCAGTTTGGCGGCGGGAACTATTGCCAGAATTATGATGCTGAGATCGACTCGCTGCGCACGGAAGGTATGCGATCACCCGACGCGGAACTTGCGATGTGGGATGGTGATGGTAATTGGATTACGCAAGAATATGATCCGAGTCAATCAGATTCCGTGATCGGGCAAGTTGTTGCGAGCGACGTTTTGAAGGCGCTTATATGGGCAGAAGCATATAAAGGAGGAACCGAGATATGAACGGAATGAACATTGTCGTGTACGCACTTGTCACCATAATATGTGTAATCACTGCGCAGATGATATGTGCGAGATATGCCGTCGACCCGATGACCGTTGGGTTTTGTTGCGGGATAGCGGCGGCATCCATCGCTAATTTTATCAATGTGTATTACGAGGTATGACTGATGATCGTAATTGACAACATACCAGATGGTGCGAAGATTGAATGGATCACCGATACGCTAAAGCGAGCATTCGGCAACGACGTGCGAGTTAGGCAATGTGGTGTTTCCATGGAGGACGTAGCATGACTTCATTAATCCCAGACGGCTTCGATGAATGGACCGAACAAGAACAGACGGATTATACGTGGCTGGTTGAGCAGCAGGCACGGAACATGCGTGTGTCGCCCGAAGCATTTGGAAGGATGTCACCCCGCGTGTTGCATGCGGCAACAAATATGTATATGTATGCAATTGAATCAGGTGATAAGAATGAGTGAAGACATGTACAACCCATCACTCATACCGGGGGCGGCATCAGTTGAATCTATTGCCGCAACATTAGCAGAGCTCGGAGTCGATACGTGGCAACGATCAGACCGCGATGCAATGATGAGCATGGTCTATCTCCGCATGTCTGGCAGACGGTATGACAATGTTCCTAATCAGTCATATCGTGTTATTGAGGGGTTTCAGTGTGTGTTCGGTGATAATCATGCGTGACGATACATGGACACCCCGCCATATCACAGCTGCGAAGATCGCTGTGCGTCTCCGAGATCTGGTTGGTGTGGACGGTGTGGTCACGGTCGATATGGTTGCGGCAGCGTTGGAAGCGGAAGGGATACACAGCGATGGTAGCGTTCGGAGTTACGTGCTCGAACTCATGGCGCGTGGCTATGTGGTGCGTGGCGTATTGTCTCGTGACGCTGCGCTTGATCAGGCGATCACTATCAAGATTCGTCCACGTGGTGCTGCCAAAGAGGTTGAGCGAGCGGTCGGTGATGCACTTGTCGGATACGATGGGATAGCAAAAATAAGGATGGGTGACCAGATATGACTGAACAAGAGATACCGCAGCGTGTAATACGGCTTTTTGCCGAAGGGCTGGTGAAAGGCGGAGCAGACGAAGAAGGGCCGCTTAAAACAGCAGAAGCCTTGCTTACTACCACAGTCAAGTTTGTCGAGATTGCGGGCGGGCATGTTTCGTGGGAGGATTGAATAATGCGAGCAAAACACATGATCGACCGAATCGGCGACGGATACTGGGCATTCTTTGAGACGGGCGCACCATACACGTCGCTGATGGTACTCTCTGACGACATCATGGACCAAATATTGAAATGTGAGGGATACGAACTGCGGAAGACAGATCATAGCATGCGAAGGGGCGAGTGGGTTTCTACTTGTGACATGTTGCCGCAAGTACATACAACGGTGTTAGCATTGCGGAACGATGGTGTGATGGAGACAATGTGGTATGATAGTGTGTCGCACACGTTCCGAAACGAGGCACTGGTATCCAAGTGCGTGCATGGCATACCTGATATATCGCATTGGATGTATTTACCGAAACGACCAGAGGAGAAAACAGAATGACTAAAACAGACCATAACATAACATGGGCGGGCGTAATCGACCCGCTAACAGCAGGAATAGTGAAGGGAGAAGACGTTGCAGCGAATGCGGAAATGGACGATGGCATGTACACGTTTGCCCGGCTCGGAGAGGCAGGACTATATTCAATCGTCGTTGCTAACGAGAACGAAAACGATCAGATGTACGTGGTCGCTTTCACGAAAAAGGGCATTGGGTGCTCTTGCGACACGTTTAAGGATGGCGGTAAGCGATGCCGTCATATCATTGCAGTTGGCAAGCTCGGTTCTGGTAAGGAAAGTCTGGCGCGGGACAACATCTCTGAGACGATGATGCTGAATGCAGTAGATGATGTAGAGAAATGGACGTTTGACGCCGACCAGAACATGGTTCCCCCGCAACCCGGGAATTTCGAAGCACCGGAAACGCAAGCAAGCGACGTTGTGGATAGTGCGGATGCGGGAATCGTTGTGCCGGAAGCGCCGGAAGAGATTAAGGAACCGGAACAAGTTAGTGCAAAGGATGCACATACTGAAGAGCCGCCCGTGATCGAGGCAGAGATCGTGCCACCACCCACGTCGAAAAAGCACACCTGCAAGATATGCGGAAAGGAGCACGACACGATCGATGCCGTTCTGAACTGCATCGAAGGACACAAAGACAACAACACTGATATAGTAACTACACCACCCACACAGTCTGAATCTGCTGACTATGTACCGTCGGTATTACAACAGCTGCGACCAATTGCTCCGATGATTCGGGGGCTCAACCTCAACATGCGGGAGGCTGGCGGTGTCAGAATTGGTAAAAAGGGGGACGTGTATGCAAGTGGCAAAGGACGGTCTACGGTTACATACGACCATTTTATCTTTACGACCCCTGATAAGGACGACAATGAGGATTTCATCATTGATCAAACGATGACTAATCTGATGGGTGATGAATGCACCGAGATTCCAATTCGGTTGTTGTCAGACGACCCCACCGAAAGCTTTAGAACATTTTATGCAAAATATGGAGGTAGAGGCATGATATGGTGGGGCGATGGCGTTGATTGGATCGTCATGAAGCCAGACGGTACAAGAGAATTTGTGCATGACCCCGACGGCACGCATGGGTTTCTGAAAGATAAGGATACCAAAATGCAGGGAATCCTGACATTTATCATCGAGGGCCAGAACAGTGTTGGTAGCGTGTGGAAGTACAGGACGTCCGGAAGAAACAGCATCGAGGGGACTATGGCGTCGCTGTTCATGAATAAACGGATTGCTGAAAACTCGGGCGGCAGAATAGCGTTTCTGCCGATGAAACTCGTGTATTCATCCCGTTGGGTTACACCGAAGGGACAAAGCAGAAAAAAGAAGATTCCAATAGTCACGGTTGAATATAGGGGTAGTATCGAGGACCTGCAACAAAAATCTCGGGAGGCAACAGATTATTCGGCGCCACAGCGACAAATTGCGCACAATGTCGATGGCGAAACACTCGAGCAGCAGATCGATGTCCACGACGAGTTTTACCCAGGAGTAGAATGATGGGCAATGCAGCAGACGTCGTGGCGATAATATGCACATTACCAGTAATGGCATGTTCGGTAGGGTTGTGGTACTTGTTGCTCTGTCATATCGATGCATCTGATCTGATGTGGGGTGTGTGGATCGCATACATGGTGTCGGTGAGTATATCTGCCATTGCAACGGCGGCGGCGAACAAGGCATGACAGAATCAATAGTGTATGCAACACTCCCAATTCACGACACGATCACAAAGAAGATGAGCGCGAAAGGCGAGACGTATTGGGATCTCAAGGTAAGTTTCGATTCGGATTCTGATGTAGAGGATGCTATACGCAGACTCAAGCAGATCGACTGTCGGATGAGAGAGGAGTTTTTATAATCTCTCTTTTTTATATTTTTTAGGTGGTGGCATACATGGAAAAATTGATTTGCAGTGGGTACAATAAGTGTAACATGCAGACATGCATGCATATAAACATACATGATCAAAGCAATATGTGCAATGCCAGATGGTGCACATGGGCGGATGATTATGTCGTTTGCGAAGAAATGGAGAAATAATGCAACAGAACACCGAAGAGTTCGAACGATTCAACGCGCTCTTAACTTCGGGAAAGCCGGATTATGTGCCGTGGTACTTTAAACTGTCAGAAGATAAAGACCCGGACTTATCGGTCGGGTCATGGAAAGCACCGACGGCAAGGATCACCGTCAAGCAGGCAGTTCGGCATCTACGAAGCGGAAAGAACGTCGGGATAGCTGCAACCGGTGATGACGGACTGGTGATCATCGACATCGACGACATCGGGATTACACCGAATAATCGGGTGCTACCGACTCTATCAGTCACGAGTCGCAAGCGGGTAGGGCGGCATTACTTTTATTTCACGAAAGATATCAAAGCAAAGCAGAACATCGCTACGGAAGATGCGGGGGAGGTCCGCGCGAACTGGCAATATGTAGTGGCGCCGGGGTCTTACGTTGTGACTGGGGAGGTGGAGATTGTACACATGCCCGAAGAAGAACAAGGACTGGCTGGACGGTATACGTTGCTAAATGCATCTGTGCCGGCGATGATTAAGTTTGAGCAATTCCCGGAGGTATTTTTGGAGCAGATAAGACGCAACGAAGAGATGGAGAGGATTGCAGAAGAGCGTGACGCACAACGAGCGAAAGAGCAAACTGCACAAACCAGTCATACCTCTTCTTTTCGATCCGCTTTGTACGACCTGACGATCACTGACGTGGTAGGAAAGATTGATAATCCACGCAAGCGGTTTCCGTCATTATTTCATGGGTCGGAGACAGGAAAGAACACGACGGTTATGGGCGGACTGTTGTACTGCTGGCGGCACAACGTTACACACACCGCAATGTCTGCGCTCGCTGTCATCGCAGACGTCGCATCATGCAGCGTTGCCGGGTATGGGATGCGTGGATCTGGAAAGGGGCGGTCTGGTGTGGATTTCAGTGATGGTATGGTTATATTCCGGTTGTGGAAGTTTGCGAAAGAAGCTGGCATGATCCCCGAAGACGACCCGATACCGATACAGGCATTCCGGGCTTATGCCGAATACATCGGTATTTATGGTCCTGCTGCATCGGGACAGATGACAGATGTGCAGTACGATCAGACAATAATATGCTTGGAGCAGATCGAGAAAACCAATTCCGGGCGACGCAGGGCATCAACATTCGAGGTATGAATAATGAAAACAATTGATGAAATAATACAAGCGACCAAGGCAGAGGTCGCCGCGCTCCGGCACAGGATCGATGGAAACAAGATGCGAATCTTGCGGATTGAAGCTGACATAGCAAAAGACGAAGGAATAATAGAAGGAAAGATGGACATGGTTGACACATTGCAAAAAACCGAAGACGACGACACCGAGGTGTGATTATGGGAACAGCATCGAGCGGTAATCAGTATATCAATGCACCTGGCGCGCCACGCATTGCTTATCGCAAGCTTTCAGAGTGGTGCGCGGCACATGATACCAAGCGGTTCATGTTACGTGACGTAAAGGCAATTGGGATAGATGTGAATGACATACAACGACTTATACATCGAAAGGGAATTATGAAGGTCGGTACGGAGACTGTGCGTGTGCGGAGCAAAAACGTGATACAGAATGTGTATCGGATTGTTTATACACGACCATCATAACATGGGACATGAGAAACATGAATAAAAGAGGATATTACGTATGCAACAACGGTGAAAACGTGGGCGGGTTCGCGGTCGTTGCATCGACGGCAAAAGAAGCAAAGAAGATTGTTTACGACTCTGGCGAGATCATATATGGAGACACTGATTATATTGCTATACGGACGCGCTGGGTGCGTGATGCGGATGTCTCCCAGTTACCGATTGGCATGGTTGATGATTGTCGCGATGCGCTGATCAGAGGGCTATATGATTGGATCAATGAACACCAATGTGATGAATGTGGGAAGGATGATGATCTGGTTTGCTACAATGGTCGAGCATTATGTTCGTGTTGCATCAATGATCTAAAGTAACCGACTTTGATATCACATCGTTTTTAACTCGATGACAGCGGCGTCCAGTGTGTCCCACGCCGCATTTCTGTTTTTTGCGTTCGATACATTCATTGTGGCGACCCGCGATAATAACAATTCAAGTTCTTTCACGCGCTGCTTAAGTTCGGCATTCTGTTCGAGCACACTATGCACAAGGAACCCAGCCGGTGCATTGCGCGCAGAATCGGCGTTGAATTCTGAATCGAGTTGTTTGTAATCTTCGTGGGTGATCTTAATGCGTCTCATTTCTGTCATGTGATGTGTGTTATGTGCAGAACCCTTAAGTACCTTGGGGGCGTAGATAGTTATGGCAGGCGACAACACACTACACATTTCATGGGCATCCACAATCCTTCATTCTTTTTTGGCAGTCGCCTGCTGCCTCCTTTGTTACACAACGTTTAAATACCAGTGTCGTAATGTTGTGTTGGGCAGATGATCGCGATCACACCAGCAAAACCCCACTTGCCGCGGTCGTCTGTACTATCATTTCTGCTCTTCGACTTGTTTTAATGCACAGGAGCCGTCGGCAATCTTATCTTTGCAGAGGTGCGGCTGCCGGCAGTCGGCGCAGATTACGACCATCTCCGCATAGCAAGGTGGCACGGACGAGTGTTTGTTTCTCTTGTGGTATCAGGTTTGCGACCGATGGCTATATATACTATCAAGTATCATATCAGTGTACCATGACGGTATCCTCACAAACGTATGAGATAGGTGATTGCATTGAATTATTGCGTTGTGTACCGGCAGACAGTATAGATACAATAGTTACGAGTCCGCCATATTACTTTCTGAGAGATTATCAAGTCGATGGGCAGATCGGGCTTGAACCAACGCTCGAAGAGTATCATGATCGGCTGCTGGAGGTTACGGCGGAGATAAAACGTGTTATGAAGCCTACAGCGGTCTTATTCTGGAACCATGGTGACAGTTACGGTGGTTCGGGTAACACTACTGCAAAATGCCTCACCATGCAGAACGAGCGGCTAATCATGCGGATGATCGATGAGCAGGGATTTATATTAAGGAATAGAATTATCTGGCACAAAAGTAATGGGATGCCATCCAGCGTGCGTGACAGGTTTGCAAACAAGTATGAGCCGGTTTACATGCTTACAAAGAGCAAAAAGTACTGGTTCGATCTCGATGCGGTCCGGGTCCCTGCGAAATACGCTGAAGTGTGGAGCCGGAAGGGCGGCGATGCCGGTACGCCGCATGCACAGAACAATCCCCGTGCGCATTATGGGCGGACCCAAAAGGAAGTGAAACGAACAGAGAACGCACAGAAAGCATACAAACCCAATGGCATGCGTGACCCACCTGGCGGTAGCAAAGCACCGAACGCATTTCACTCGCTCGGAAAGAATCCGGGTGACGTCTGGACCATAAACACGAAACCGTACCCAGAGTCGCATTTTGCCACATTCCCGACTACACTAATAGATCCGATGATCAGGGCGGCGTGCCCCGCAGAGATATGCCCGGATTGCGGGCACATCCGGGCGCGGATAGTTGATCGTGAATTTGTGCCGCAGCAAGACGTGTCTGCTGAGAAGGGGGTCCGTGGTGCGAACGACCAGAAGCCCATGGACGCATCGAACCAGTGGCAGGGGGTCCCACGCGGCATAACATCGATCGAGACAACCGGCTGGACCGCCTGCTCATGTGGCGCCGGCTGGGTCACTGGCACGGTGCTTGATCCGTTCTGCGGATCCGGCACAGTACTGGAGGTCTGCCGCAAGCTGAACCGGAATGCGATCGGCTTCGAACTGAATCCGGATTATGAGACATTAATCAGGGAGCGCAGTATGGCGCACACGCCACATATAGAAACGTATTTTGATCAGGAGAAATAAACATGACATTAGATATTACAATCGGACAAGTGTGTATAGAAGAGTATGGTAACAAGGCATACGTGTCTGTATCCCCGTGTGTACCAGAAACGTATGACGTATGTGATCCAAAGTACGCTGTTCGCCCACGTGCCGCGAAACGTAGTGGGGCGGTAGCATTGTATGGATTTTTTAATAAGTATCTATATGATATTTATACGGAAATGCGGGATTATCCAGACTCGAACGATCAAGACGTTGCATTTATCACGCCGTGGATAGATCGAATAAATGCATTGGATGATCAATGCGACGATCCGATCCGTACCGATTGCATGAAGTGGCTTAAGTTTTGGTGCAATCGAGCAGTTACATTATACGGAGACGATGCAGCAATTAAAATTGCAGGATATGTATAATATGACAGAACAAACAGAAGATAAGATAGATTGCGGGATATGCATGGTGCAAACACTCCACCGTGTCACAATCCGGAAAGCGTGCAAAGTGCACGACATAAACGAGGGTGACTATGTCAGGATATACGTAGAGAAGGTTGGAGACAAGGTGGAGACATGACGGAACGATCATGTGCGTATTGTTTCAAGTCCCACGCACACCGGTATTTTAGTAATTATGTGATGCATATTCTGGATGAAGCCGACACCATCCCGATTTTCTGTGATAAGAAATGCATGATATCATGGGCGGCGATCAAAAAGAACATGTCATTAAAAGAAGTAGAACAAGACTTTAGCAATTTCGGCAGGTGTTACAAATGACCCCATGGACCGGCTACGTATGCCCACGCTGCGGAACCGCATCACAACACACCGAGACGTGGCAGTTTAAATGCCGGAACTGCGAGCACCTGGTAGATCCAACAACAGCGATCCGGGTCATAGCTGCTGATAAACCCCTTCAGCGCAAACACTGTCCGTTCGGCGGACGATGCAGAGAGGACTGCCAGTGGCTCATGCTTAACGGCATGTGTGCAGTCAAGAAGCTTGCGGTGATCATCGACAGAATGGCAGAGAGGAGGCTGTAAGTATGCCAACAACCGAACACATAGCAGATTTGCAGAACCATGCACGTGATCATTTTGCTGAGTATAGATATCGTACAGATTCCATGTTCCACATGCTTGTGGATACAATAGAATCACAAATCTATAATGGGTACTATACCCCATCGGAATTACGTGAGGCTGTGATATTAGCATCAACACATTATGAAGTACATTGTGCTAAGCTGGAGCGGTAACAATGGGGTGTAGACACAAAGGTAAGCGATATGATGCGTGGGCGAAAGTTGTCTTGTGGTGTAGGCGACATAACAAGTCGTTTGCACATCACGACGTGCGGGTCAATCCCTCCCTCCTGCGCTACTTCCAGTTGCGGGGGGAATTGGTGCATGTTGGGCACGAGGAGACGCCGCACGAGTGTTGGCGAGGGACAAAGCTGTATCGTTTGCATGACAAGATCGATCCGTGGGCGGAGAATGTGTGACAAAGCAGAGAAAACTTAAAATACCACATCAAGTATATTATAGAGCATGGCAAAGAGTCTCATCGATGTTGACAAGGCATTCGAGGTGTACTACACCATTGGTGCATCGCGCAGCATAGTGAAATTACACGAACGGCTACACAAACGAAACTCGAAGAATACACCAAGTGTAGACACGATGAAAAGATGGTCTCAAAAGTACAAGTGGCGAGACCGAGTGGCGCTACGTGATGCCGCAGTCAGAGAGGGCATACAGGAGTCCTCTGCGGCGGTTGTGGTTGATGCAAAGATCAAGGAACTTGAGCAGCTCGACAGTGCTATGAGCGAGATCGATGCGGTCAAGCCACTGATCTTTTCTGCACTTAATGCGGTGACACAGACGACCGAAGACGGCGAGCTATACGTGACCGTGCCACCGGAAACCACCGCAGACATGACAGCATTGTATAATGCGTTGTCACGACTGAACTCTGTGCAGGTCAAGATCGTTGAGACCGCCCGGAAGATCAGGGGAGAGTCTGACGCAGTGAACATTCAGCACAGCGTGAAGATGTACGATTTTGACCAGAGCAAATACCCCGAACCAACAGAAACTTGAGCTGCTGCCAGGACAGCGAAAGTTCATGGAGGACGTCACACCTGAGCTATTGTACAGCGGTGCATTTGGTGCAGGGAAGACAAAGATACTGTGCGAGAAGGCGTATTTCCTGAGCGTGTACTATCCCGGCAACTTCGGGCTGATTGTGCGCAAGACAATGAAGAGCCTCAGGCATACCACTCTTCGAACACTTCTGCGCGGGACTGGTGGGCAGCCAGTCATACCACCCGATGCGATTCTGAATCATAACAAATCGGAACAGTTGATTGCGCTTGCAAACGGCAGTGAAATCATCTACGGCGGACTGGACGACCCGGATAAGTGGGGATCACTCGAGGTGGGATGGATCGCCGTTGATGAAGCGGTCGAGATCAACGAGGATGATTATGTCATGTTGCTTGGTCGTTTGCGACAGGCGAACGTTCCGATGCGGCAGATATTCATGGCTACCAATCCGGGGTATCCAGAGCATTTTCTGTACAAACGATTTTACGAGGACCTGCCGCGATCGAAAAAGGATGGATCCCGCCTTACCTCTGTTGTTGAGAGCAACGCGTTGCAAAACACGTTTAACCCGGAAGATTACATTTATCGTCTCGACGATTTCAAGGGGATGTATCGAGACAGGTACGTGCTCGGGAAATGGACCGCATTCGAGGGGCTGGTGTATCCTGTGTTCGATCCGACCAGACACGTGATTGAGTCGTTCGAGATACCTGCCGACTGGCGGCGTGTTAGGGTAGTGGACTTTGGATACACCAATCCGTTCGTGTGTCAGTGGTTTGCGTTTGACCCGGACGACGCCGCATATATGTATCGAGAAATATACATGTCTCGCCGACTGGTTGAGGACCACGCACGAGACATCACGAGGTTGTCGGAAGGAGAAACAATCGATATAACGTATGCAGACCACGACGCAGAAGGGCGCGCAACGCTCGAGAAGTACGGAGTAGAGACAACTGCGGCAATCAAGAACGTCAGTGAAGGCATACAAGAAGTGTACTCAAAACTGACGTTCAACGTGGCAGGAAAGGCAGGGGTGTATTTCTTTTCCGATGCATTGACCGAGGTTGACCAGCACCTCATCAATGCAAAGAAGCCGACGCACACCACCACCGAATTTCAGGGGTATCTGTGGAAGGACAAAAGCGCAAAAGAGGAACCGACGAAAGAGAACGACCATGGTATGGATTGCTGCCGGTATCTGCTGTTTTCAGAGGCAAATAAACCACCTGTGCGACTGCCGCCTGGGTTCTTGTCTGCGCATGGCGGGGCACATCGGACATGAGCAGAACCCTTAAGTACCTGCATGCCACCATACACATTATGCCAATAGAAATTGTTGTGCCGTTCAGTATGTCGCTTGCCGAAACGATCGAGGATGACATCTGCGAAAAAATACGTGTGTTGCGAGAGAACAATTTAACCGCATGGTGCGTATTGCTAAACGAAGACGCGTACCTCGCACTGTGTTACACACTTGAAAAACAGTGTGATGAGCTGTGTTCACTCAACATCAGTATGTACAAAGATCTTGTGGTTGTGCTCGACATCGACAGTGACACACTTATAAAAGTTTTGCAAACGCCGCATGATGAGATCATACACGCTTGGAGTGATTAATAATGATAACAATTGATGCGATATCAACATTGGAGGATTACAACACCGGATTACAGAATGATATCAGCGAATTGCACAGCTGTATCACAGAAACGTGGTTGCGAATTGGCGCAACTCGTTCAGAGTATTATCAGTTGCTACGACACGCACCCCCAGATATGCAGAACTATTTACATTCGAGACAAGACACGTACAACGTCATGTATCCGTATATACATTCGCCTGATCCCACTGCCGACATCGACGCGCAGAACAACAAGCTAAATAACGATGCACAAAACTGCGAGAAACGAGCCACTGAACTGTGGCGATATAACCCATATAAAAAGAAGCTGCTGGAAAAGGCAGATGCATATAATTATGATGCCGCAGCGTTGGCGCAAGCGAGACCCCATGTGCCGGATGTGCTTATATCAGTTGCTAAACTGAGGTCATTGATACGAACCATGACAAGTAAACGGCGACGGGTTGTTCTTTGTATCGAGCAAAAGAAAGAAAGCATATTGAAAGAAGCCATGGAGGGATGTGAATAATGAAAACCATACAAACCATAACTGCAATCATAATGCTGTGCCTTGCTGCCGCTCTATTCATTCTCGATGCTATAGTCGCACAATCGATGATCTCCCTTGCGTATCATATAGCGAGCATGATCGGTGCGACCGGAGCGACGGCATTCGGTGTGTTTGTCTTCATGTGTGTGCCTGGCAGCATTATCGTGATCGGAATTCTTCTGATTGCTGTGTCCGTACTGTTTGCTGGCATCGCGTTGCTCGTTGGAACGGAGAGGTAAGACATGGGACGAATGATCACAATCGATATCGACAACATACTTGCATTGTTCCGGACGTATGGCAGCTTCGGTCCGATGCCATCCGATCTATTCGATGCAATCGGTGACTGCTCGATTGCTGATGTGCGGGCGTATGCCGATACGTGTGGTGAAAGAGATGCTGTAGATGTGTATCAAGACATCAGAGAGATGTTTGTTTCGTATATGGCGGAAGAGAGGGTGCATGAGATGGAGCAGTGATAATCAAACAGTGCAATCATATCGTTGTTCTTCTGTGCTGCGCCGCCACGTGTGCGGCGATCTACTTTTTTTGATGTGGTGGTGTGTCTGAAAATCTGAGGCGCTTAAATCGGCTCTGAATCAGAATCACAGAAAACTATTTGTGTGAGCAGAACGATAGTAATCTGTTGTCATTGGTTCACTCCTCCAAAACACAACGCAGGCATACCGCCGCCGGGATCACATTCAATTGTCCATGTCACCACACTCTTTTACCCCGGCGGCATAAATTCGATTAGTGGCGCGCAACCAATTCCGCAAGCAATCGCTTGAAAATGTGCCATCGCCCACCCATCATTGTTACGAATTGCATGTTGATTGATTCCAATCCTATCATTCCATCTCTGTCGAGTGCGCGTAGGTGTGCTCGCACGTCTGAAAGCGGAATGTTGAAAAACTCCACAAACGACTGATCGCTGAGTGGCGAGGTGATCTCGAGCTGCTGGAGAAATATTGTGTTGATCGGATCACTGGTCTGTAGTGGCGTGCTTTGGTGTGTCGCAAGCAAAACTCGCCGGGTGTCCATCTTAACGATCTTCTGTGCAATCAATCGCCGGAGCGCGTCCTGCAGTTCCGACTCGGAACACCCGACACGTCCCATGATGCGTCCTGTGCTCATTGGCGCATCCTCCTGTTCCCACAATAATTTCATGATTGAAAATATTTGATTCATGCCTTGCCTCTCTGCTCAATCGCTTCTGTGCACAACGTCTCTATTGCTGCGCTGATGTCGCCGTCTGCCTCTTCGTTCGCTATGCTGCTGATCCTGAGCCACGTGTCCAGATCCATTGATATCGATTTGCCTGCTCGCATAGTATGATATTGTATTGTGTTGGGTTATGTCTTTTGGTCGGTGCCCGAGAATATGTGGGGGGGGGGCGTGTGTTTGTGTTAATTGTGTTAAAAGTTAGCTACTGCTATCGATTTGCTTGTGTTAATTTTGTGTTAATTTTGTGTTAATTTTGTGTTAATTCTGCGCAGAGTGTTAAAATGTGTGCCCCCATGAAATGAGTATTACGTTTAACACTATTTTTGCTATTAACACAAAATTAACACAAAATTAACACAAAATTAACACAAGCAAATCGATAGCAGTAGCTAACTTTTAACACAATTAACACAAAATATTTTCTGTACACAGTATTTGAGGTATGAATGAATGAATGAATGTATAAATGGTATTTGTGTGTAATGTATGTATGTATGTAGTATGCACAACTACAGAGGATGTTAATATATAAATACTCGAATACGCCAACACAACCACACGAAACATATATATAGCATAGCGTGTGAGTGTAATATATGAGATCAGTTGTCTATGTATCCTGTCAACTCTCCGCAGACGACGGAGAAAAGATCGAGAAGTTGGTGTCGAGCGGCGCATACCTCAATCGCAGTGACTTAATCAGAACCGCGATTAGAACATTGTTGATAACCGCCGATGCGTGATGGAGCATGTCGATGCTGTCCCCAGATGCTCTGCGCGAACAAGAAGCCCATTATGTCAAATATGCGAAATATTTTGAGGGAAATGAAAAACGTTTTTTAGATGTTACAAAGGACATCCTACGAAGCAAAGGCGAACAGCGGCGAAGGTACACAAAAACATTTGAGTTGTTACGACCGCATTATCTCAATTACGGACGAACCCCACACTGCGACGACGTCTTCAATGGCGCCGATTACACTGCGCAATCGAAAAATGTGATGCGGTCACAATTGAGAAAATGTGATGTTGTAGACCATGACGGGTTTTTTACAGACTGGTTCTTTATGGAATGTGTCCGACGCATCGGTGACAACATTCAGAAACGGCATGAGTTTGCGGAATACAAACGATGTGTTGAAGTTAACGGAGACATCCCTGTTGATATGGTGTTTGATTACACAAATACCATGGACACACTCCGGAAAAATCCATATACGGTATATGGCTTCTCATCACATCTCAATCAGTGTGTGCGGTCTCTTGACTACACCGAACTTGAGCGCATCCAGATAATAAAACTCAATCACGTTGGTGGAAACCCCAGGATTGCGATTCCGCTTGCATATCACTACTCGTGTGTGTGCGGGAACTCGATGATGTCCTCTTTTGAGCGCAAGGACCTTTTGTGTGATCACGAAGAGTGTGGACGTAAGATGACTCGGTCCCCCTCGAAAGATCTGTCATGCGCGGGGTATGTATCACAAGTTATCACAGACGACTTTAACGATCTTCCAATCATTTCATTGGTGCCGGTTCCGTCTGGGGAATTCAATGCTGCTGTGTTCTTGCGCAACACTCGATCAGGGTATCATCTGTTTATGATCTCTGTTGATGATGTCATGCCGAATCCATCCTCCATCGAATTGTCGCCAGGTGAACATGTTGTGTGGCAACTCATATCCAAGATTGACGCACAACATGATGATCGGCTCGGCAAGCACATACACGGGATGGATTGGTATAAAGCAGCGATATTGCTTTCATATCTTGCGAACTTGCAGGGATACACGTCTGCTAACGTGCTGGCAATCGGAGAACCCGGAGTAGGCAAGACAAGCACCCCCCGATTTTGTTTGGCGTCTATAACCCAGCAATTTAAGATACAGGAGGCTATATCATTGTCAGGACCCGGATTGTATGGTTCCACTGCGCAGCTAAAGGTAAATGATTCGACGGTTACCGTGCCCGAGGCAGGGCTGCTATCGCGGTATAACATGGTTGTGATCGATGAGGTATACATGCAAGCATCGAAAATGATGCCATTGTTGCGTTCGGTGTTGCGTAGTTCTATGATCAGTAAGGAGGTGGCAGGGAATAGGACATCGTTGTTGAAGAGTGCTTGTGTTATCGGCACATCTAATCCATTACCACAGGTGACCAATGAACAAAAACGATTCGAGTTCGCCTGGATTCGTGATCATGACGACGGTGTGCACACACCCTTCTCAGAAGAGAACGCGCATGGAGCAATGATCAATGAGTGGCACGATCGGGGGCTGGACTGGCATACCGGACAGCCATACCCTGATGTGGATCGGTGGATGATCTTATTTTTCATTCGGAATAGATCTCGGCAACTTGATAAACATCATCTCGATGCACATGATACGAAGATCAGTGACATCGTGTTATCGAAATTGTTATATAACCCAGCGATCCATGATTATTTCACAGTGTGTAGCAAGATACAGGTCAATCGGGAAAACGACAGCGACAGAATACTTGATTTTGTTAATGAACTGCGCAAGCATGATACTATCCATAGTAACCGAGTGGGACAAGACATTACTCTGCTTCTCGAGTTGTCCGCACAGATCAATGGACGTTCGGTGCTTACAGATATGGATTTTGATTTTGTGCGGGAACTGTGGAGTAAAACATGTGAGTGGGTTGACGTGTCCGAGTTGAGCCATGCACCGACTGCAAAATATGCACCCCCCGCAGAGTGGACGATCGAGACGATCAAGAAGTTGGTCCACACCGAGATGAAAGAGTACGAAGGCATACCGCGCTACTACATGCGCGCGCCAGGCTTCGCGATGATCACTGCAAAGCTGGAAGACATGGGTGCACCTGCAGGACTTGTGGAAAGCACGGTTGAACATTACAGACAGAATCCCAATTAGTGAGGTATATTCATGAAACAAACAAGAGAGACGCTATTTGTAGAATGCGTTAACAAAGCAAAGCAGTATGCTGAGGACCGTTATGGATGTGGTTCGTGTCCTCGGGAATGGCTGTCATCAGAATTGATGTCGTATGACGACTCGAAATACAGGGTGGAAACTCATGTGCTCGAAGGATCGCCGCCAAAGGGCTGTGTTGTTGCGGATCGGACAACTGGCATGGTGCGGGTGTTTGGTGTACGGATGCGTATAATAAAGACGTTTAAAGCATTTGGACCTTCTTATTGTGAGGTATAAAGTGAACATTCCCTGCCGGATATGTGGGGGGTTCTTTCCTCCACAACACCCGTCTGCTCGTCTGTGTAGCGAGAAGTGCAAATACGTGAGCATGCTGCTGTCCTCCCCGCAAGCAAAGCGCATGGGGCGTGAAGAGGCGATCGAGTACTATGGCGAACTGTATGATGACCCATTGCGATTGTACCGGCACTATCGGCATGCAGACATAATTCAAGAGATCTATGATTTCTGTATCGCACAGGACCGCTGGTCGTTCACGTGTGTGGAGGTCGCGAAGGACTCGGTGTCTTCGATCACGCATCAGAAGCTTGCGCAGATCAGGCGGAAGTACGGAATCCTCATGAAGTCCGACGATAAGCCGGCTACATGGACATTGTCGCTTCCGGAGCAAGCGTGTGATAGACAGCACACCGATTCATGACAGCATTTAAGTACTATGAATGCGTATAACGATATAATGGACACTGAATTAACAACTATATCTGTAACGAAGGGTGTCAGAAACCAGCTCCGGACACATGGTATCAAAGGTGAGACGTACGACGACATCCTGATCAGACTGATGCGCAACGACCGAGATTCGACCGAGTTACGAATGGATGAACTGGATGATGCGCATATCTGTAGAACATACGTGGGATAAGTTATGGAGGAAACCAAGAAATGAAAACCGTTAAACAACTCAGCAAAGAGTTTGCTGGAATCTGTGACGATGTGTACGTGTCATTTGCACTCTACTCACCGCCATTACCGCGCGCGGTGACCATTGCATCAGTTGATCCAATCGATCTCGACGAACTATCTGTTTGCATGTGGCATGCGGTGAGTTCGATTGTCCATGGGGATATCCCAGCAGGGGAATCCGTCGATGCATTCGTGACGCAACAGTTGGCAGAGCGTGGATTCATTGGTGTTGCTGTGTGTAGTAGGGACGACGAATTTGATCGGACACGTGACCAGATCATAGCACTCGAGCGGCTGCTTGGGTCACATAACAAGGAGGAAACAAGAAATGACAACAGTTAAACAGCTTCATAAAGCACTCAGCAAAACGTGTGACCGTGTATACATCTCGCTGCTGCTTCCGTCGTCACCGTTACCGCGCGCGGTGACAATAGCGTCGGTTGATCCGATTGATACAGCCGAATTGTCTCGTTGCACACACAATGCAGCACGTGTGATTGCACGCGGCGAGATGGCAGACGGTGAATCAATCGGAGCATTCATGAAGCATCGGCTGGCAGAATATGGGTTCTCATGTGTTGCTGTGTGCAGCAGGAACGACGTATTCAATCAGACACGCGGCGAGATCATAGCATTGGGCAGGCTGCTTAAGTCGCAGCGCAAACATGATCTGTTATTCGATCAGCGCATACCGGCAAGGTGTCGTTGTGCTTTGCCGTCGGTCGAACACTACAAGTCACGTTCCATGCTCGAAGACACCAACAAGCAAGTGCACCGACAACGTGGCGCGATGTGGCGCGATGTCGTATGTGGCGAGCGCACACGTGCAGTAGAGATAGGGTGTGCTGATTGTCCATACCACGATCGACGTGGACGGGTGCTCGAATGAAAGGAATGCGCTATGTGGCACCGGTCGTACTTATCATTGCCGCTGTGATGGAGTTGCGGTATGCACTGGCATTCTTATCAACGAATCCGTCTGTAACAACATTCACCGAGCTGTGCTTTGTGTGCCTTGTGTCGGCTGGTGCGGCTGCTGCCGTTGTTCTGATCGGGTTTGGGATGTATGCAATCCGACTCGGTGGGAGGATCAAATGACAAAACAGAAATTTTGCGGAAACTGTGATCAGTACGTGACGCCAACGAAGGGCGCCAGTCTCATCATAACGTTCATACTGCTGTGCTTTGCGATCTTGCCTGGTGTGGCGTACTGGATGCTTGCTCATCGCGGGAGCGGCAGATGTCCATTATGCGGCTCAAAGAACTGGGTGAAGCGATGATCATGTACGACGCGATGATCAAGGCGTGCGAAGAGTCACACGAAGTGAATCACCTCATCGAGTTGATGAAAAAGCACGTGGATGAGCTTGATTTCAGCGCGATCGACGTGTACCAGGCATTTCCTGCCGACCAACTTATGCAGGCGTCGCCGTTGTTTGCAGACCTCATAGATGAAGCAGACCCACGCCATGGTATGACTGAGTTTCAAGCTTCTTACGCAGTCATGGCGGTTGTGAAATTTGACGCGTGCCGCGACGGTGGGAAATGCCCACTATGTGGTTCGGAAAACTGGGTGAAGCAATGAACACGGACACTAACCGACAGGACGGGTGGTACTCCGTACTCTACGGCACAAGTATACTGTGTGGATCCAAACGCAAGCCACACGTTTTTGATACGTATGACCTTGCCCGGTGTTATAATGATCGCAAGTTGAAGCAAAAACGAACGCTTGAATGTGATCTTAAAAAGAAATTGGACTGGCCGGAGTACGAGCCCATCTCCATTGCCAAATACCGCCTGAAATATGCTGGGGTTACACAGACGATATGGACGTCGGCGTCCGTGCATGATTCCGCGCATCGTTCGGTGGCAGAAGACATCCGGATCATCAACGATCTCTTGCTCGACATTGTAGATGAATATTTGGAGGATGATGTTCATGCGTTGCTCGACCGGATCAAACGGGAAATATCGGAGATGGCATGATGACTGTTGAGACCCACATTGCCGCGATCGATGGATCATTAATCATCGATGGTATTGATAGTAATGCAACGTTTGATATATGCGTGCGCACGAGTGTTCCGTCTGCTTTGCATAAGCCGGTGTCATGGGTATCTGGTCGTGTGTCGTGTATCAATGTCACCGCCGCAGTTGCGTCTCTTTTGTGTCGCAGTGTATCCGTATCAGATACGCCCCCCGAAAAGCCATCTTTCATACTCAGTGGGCATATACTCCGTGATGATGTTACAATACAGGCGTGTTGTAAAGAATGTTATCTCGTGGGTGGAAAGAGCATGAGAGCCATAAAACGATTTCATGTTGGTGATCAAAGTGTTGTGTGCGATTTTGTATTCAGGTTGTGTGATCCTGCGAACCTGGTGATCACATGGGATGAATAGAATCATATCGCCGCATCATTTTTATACCAGCACGAATAAATAACGTCTGGATGGCTCTCGGATCAGCACAAGAGATAATTGATTTATGTCAGTCGAGTAATACCGCGTTGGTAGATCGGCAGCTAATTGTTGCGAGGGGATTGGTTGATGATATCTTGCTTGCGAACGGTCTTACTACTCCGGCAAGCAATAACACGCTGTCATATGCCGTAAACAATCTCGCCTGTGCTCTGATTGCTTCTGCGCCGGGCGAACTCGATCCAAGATCAAATTACAAGGTTGACGGATTCCAGCGGTCGGACGGGAACGAATCGCAGCCTGATTACTATTTTAGTACTGCCAACAAGTGGATAGGGCAGTATCTTGCATTACACGGAAAGAAGTACAATACACCGCTCGGTATATCCGTGGTGGGATCGACCGGGCGCAGGATCGGGGAATATGAGGAGCAGTCATGACGCAGTATCAATGTGATGACGGGGTTCTTGTGATTGGTGATACTGCATCACCGACCATGTTTGATGCCACATTTGGTATTGTTGACGGTGCGCGGTTTCCACCATTCCGGAGATATTTTGATGGACACATTTCATACGCACTGTTCACTGCCAAGTTGATACGTGTGTTACAAGACGCACGGATACCACCCGACGAAGCAAATATGTTTACAGTGACTGGACGAGTCCGAACCGATGAAACCGGATTTGGCAAAATCACATGTAGAAACTGTTTTTTCACCAACTTGACCACCATACCCAAAAGCGAATCCGAGGAGCTCGTGTCATGTGATCTCTTTTTTAATGTGATTAATCCAAATGCGGACGTCACGTTTGAATTTTTGAGCGGCGCGCATAAGGAGCAGTCATGACCCGGCAATCCAATATTGACCGACTCGGTGTCGGCGGCTCAGTCATGGCGATGTACCGTGAATCCACACCTCCTGCTATGATTGCAACGGCAGTGGGAAAGGGTATCACGAGGACACAGGTCTCTCGGTACACGCAGAAACATGCGATCGTACCACGGAATGACTCGGTCGCTATGCTTGCTGCTGCGATCAGCGGCATTCCTACCACGCGGGATACCGAGGTCGCCGGAACAGAGTATTATGGAAAGTTTGTTGTCGACACGGAGAACACATTCTCAAAATATTATGCGATCGCCAGATCAGGCATGTCTGCGCAGGTCTCCAGAGCATTCATTTCGTTATCACTGAAATTAACAGACGGGATGCGCTTAGTCGGTGATGAAAGTGATCAGTCTGAGATTGACGCACTGATGACCGATCTTGATTTCTCTGCGCTGTCACAGGATGTAGCCAGAACATTGTGCGAAATGGGCACGGCAGTAGTGATCGTAAAAGATACGGATGATGATTTGACCAAGCCGGTGGTCCAGCCGATGGATTATATTTCGTTGTTGACAGAAAAAGAAACACCTGGTACGATTGATACGCAGGTTTTGGCGCACGGTGATATCACGAAGATCGTTCATGATGAGGGGAACTCTGGGCAGATCGTTTATGAGCGTGATGATGTTGCGCTGTTCCGGATGTGGTCGAAATACAATTATTTCACGGATATAAAAGGCAGGTCAACCTTCGGTATGTATGGAGATAGCATGGTTCCGTACATCGAGGCGCCACTCAAATCTCTACTGAATGCAACTTATTATTACAACGAATATATAAAACGTCACGGACTCGGCAGGCTACATATCGACATGCGAGAATTGTCTCGTGCACTCGCCGCAGGTGAGATCACGCATACACAGGCAACGACCGTGCAAGAAGCCAACACCGCAGCGATCCAAAAAATCAAGTCAACCGAAGACATAATAACCGCGGGCGATGACGTTAAGATGCTGACACCCGGTGGCACGATCGACATTGTAAAATACCGAGATGCTCTCATCAAAGAGATCAACCGAGGGCTCTTACAGTCCGATGTAACGGGTGGTGATGTTGGGAATGCATGGACCAACTCAGGATCAACCGTATCTAAAAATGATTATGATCTCGTGTCCTCAATGCGAGATACATTCTTTGCAACGATGGAAGCAGAGATCATCTTGCCGTGGCTAGAACAAATCGGCATCAAGTCCGAGACAGTCACGCTGTTTGCAGAACCGCTTTTCACTCCAGACATATCATCACGCGATCTGATCGAGATGCGATTGAACGGAGACATCACACAGGCAGAACTCCGACGCAGGGCAGGGTTTCCGGAGCAGATGCCGGAAGAGAGTTATGCATGATCTGGTAGTATATCGGTATATATCGCACATCATAACGTGACATAACGATAATTAGGGGTTTATATACTTGCTTGATTAAAGTAGCGAAGCATGCAATCAATCGCCATTCCTGCTTCATCGTATTGTGTTGCAGCAGAGCGCACTGAGAACATCCCCGAACACGCAATAGAAATTTCAGGTCCGTTAATCGAGATCGGTAAAAAGAATTTGGCAGAATGGGGAATCACGACCGCGGCGGTTGACAGCATAATTGAGAGAGGAGTGGGAATTCCTATCCGAGTTTGCAACGATCTTGACCCGCATGCCTGTGATCTTGCAAACGATAATTATTCGCAGGTCGGTTACACCACCAAGATGTGGCAGGACGGCAACTGGATACACGCATCAGCAGCGGTAACAAAGCCAGCCGCGGCAGGGTTGATCTCCAATGGCACCTGGACCCCATTTGGGCAGGGCTCGTGGAGTGCAACCGGTACAGTTGAGCAGGTTACAGCAGACTTTGAACAGACCGGCATGCTTGAGCAGATGATGCCGCAATCCATAGCACTGTTTACTCCTCCAGCAAAGCCGGCTTATACTGGCTCAAAATTCGAGATGGTAGCGGCAGCGGTCATGCATGCGGCGGAATGGTCAACCGCATACATAAACTCGCTCCCCGATTCAAGTTTCGCATACATCGAGTCGTGCTACGGCGAGACTAGCGATAACAAGAATCTGCGGCACCTACCATACAAAGACAACGATGGTAAGATTGATTTGCCACATTTACGCAACGCACTGAGCAGAGTAAAGCAAGTAAAGCTGTCATGCGATGCGGACAAAGAAAAACAAGACACAATCATCTCTAACACCGAAAGGATGTTGCGCAAGTTGCTTGATGAGGCAACGAAGACCGCAACAGCACCATTAAATCAACAGGTGACTAATATGACAGAAATAGATATTGAAACACCCGGAACCTTGGTTCCCGCAGATGCGCCTCCGGTGGTGGAACCCCCAGCGGTCACCCCATCACCGATACCAGACGCAGCGCCGGAACTCACTGAACCGGACGCATTTACACAGGAGGACCTTGACGATGCTGTCAAGTTTGCTCTTGAGAAACAGAAGGCAGATTACGACGCAGAGATTGTGAAGATGACGCCGAATGATGACCTACAGCCGATGTTCGCCTCGGTCAAGGCAGACACGATCGATGAGATCAAGCGTGCCTCACTCGTTGACAGATACGTTGAGCTCGTGACCGCATCAAGCGTGCTATCTGCTCCTTACAGGGTGGATGGAAACATTGACGCTACGAAGTTGTCAGCAAAGAGAGCAGACATGATGACACTCAAGACTGCTTCAGTTGAGCAGGCAATCACGGATGCGGAAGTAATGGTCGCTGCAATGCCAGCGGGAAAAACCGCTTTCGACGATGCAACCGTACCTAGCCACACACAGGATGCAGGCTTTGCGGCTGACATGCAGAAGCTCGGCGTAACGGCTGTTGAATTTTTATGAGGTGAAAAGAAATGACAGCAGGAGATATAAAAGGCGATGAAGCGGTTGTAATCAAGGTTACACCCGGGGAGACCATCGCCAAAGGACAGTTGATTGATACTTCCGCCAATGGCAAGTTTTTTGTGAGTGCCGTAGATGGCACCGGTAAGTTTGCAGTGGCGATCGAAGCTATGACCGCAGACACTGACGCCCGAGCCGTTGTGTGGGGCAGGGTAGAGGTTACAGCAACCGCTGCAGCAATTGCAGCGGGGCAGAGTGTTGAGGCAGGCGCCGCTGGTACGGTTCGGTTGGCTGCTTATGGCGCAGCATACGAAGTTGCTGGCACGGCGATGGAAGACTTTGTGACGTCTGGCACCGGAACGATATGGGTAGGGCTGTACTAACGAGGTGATTAAAATGGCAGGACTAATAGGAACATCTGACATAAGCGGCTCACTTGATGCAAAGAACATCGTTAGCGGTGTCCTTACAACTGCGCTTGAAATGAGCAACCTCGTATCACTTTGCACCTCGGTATCCGTACCGGAACTCACCGCAACGATCCCGGTCATGACAGCTGCGGCTGTTGACGAAGACGTTGAGGAGTTTGAGGTGTCGGAGATCGGCGGATCAGCATTTACTCATGTTGACTTTGATCTGAAGAAGGATCGCGTGTTTGTTGCAGCATCTGATGAGGCAACTTACAAGAGCAAGGCAGGCGACCCGCTGACGATCCAGATAAACAGTGCTGGCGTGCGGCTGGCAAATATCATGGACAAAAAGATTGTAGCAGCATTTGAGACCAGCCCACAGACTGGCGGCGCATCTGCGCAGTGGTCGGACGTTTCAGCAAACCCGTTGCTCGATCTGGCAACTGCTGTAGCAGCGATAAGACCGTATAAGGCGGACTTCATCGTTATGCCGACAGCGGTGTATACGGACTACATGCAGCTCGACTTCATGGAAACGACGGCATCTTACGCACCATCCGAAGCGGCTGGGTCGGTTGCGAAGATCCCAGGCGTTGAGCTTGACATCTACATCAATGATAATGTGACTGCAAAGTCTGCAATCGTTGGTGCATCAAACGGAACCCCCGCCGCGGTCGGTAATGGACCGGTTAAGGTCAGGGAGTGGGATGAAGCAACACTCGGCGCGAAAATGTATCAGATGGATGTATTCAGACAGGCAGTCGCACCGGTCTTCACGAACAGTTCCAGTCTGAACATGTCAGTGTATGCAATCACCGCGATACTTGCATAAGACCTTTAGGAGGTCGGGATCACCCGGCCTTCGTTTTTATTATGATATTCAAACCCACCAAAGATCGGAAAAAGAAGACTGTGCAAGAGCCATCCAAGCCAGTCGCTGTCAAAGTGAAACCGACAGAGAAGATCACTAAGCCAGTTTCTACTAAAGTAAAGCCGCCAGCTATACCGGGGGCGGTGCGCACGAAGACAGCAGATAGCAAGAAAACGAACACACGTGATGCACGTAAGAACAATGTAAAGCCATGAATAATAGGATGGTATAATTATGAAACAATATCTAAAGAGTAAAACTCTGTGGGCGAACGTAGTCGCCCTGATAGCGATCGTGTCCATGGGGCAGTTTAGTTTCGTACTCGATACTACAACACAGGCTTCGATGCTTGTGATGATGAACATAATTCTGCGAGCGATAACAAAAGAAGAGCTGGTCTGGAACATGGAGTGACATGTCAAAAATACATGTTTTGGAGTCCGATGGCAATTTTGGTTATAGCATTGCAATTCACTTTGATACGCCACTTGGTAATAATTCTGTGGGGTTGTCATGGAAATCCTGTGCGCTTGCAGCAGGTCTCATTGGATCAACATCGCTCGAAGTTGGTTCGGAGCCGGGGAACATCACACAAGCAGAACACGATAGCATAATTGCCGGCGACACAATTGAAGTGGTTGCCACGGTCGTACCGGGGGTATCTCCCACCAGCGCCGCAGTCAATGCTCTTGCAGATGTAGCAATTGCAGCATACCAGGCAATGATGGCCCGGCGATTAAAATATTATGGGCATATGATAGGATAATATCATGGCAACTATTTCAAAATCTTATGCAGAAGCACTGGCGCATCAAGCAGTAACGCATCCTGCTACAGTTGTGGGGTCTGCTCTTGATGTCAGTACAAAGTTGGCGCTGACGCTTGCATTATTTCATGCGTCGGTCGAAGCGATGGCAAACACGAATCCAGGAAAGTTTCTTGTTCAGGTTTCGGGGGCGACATCAGGAAACGAAGACTGGGTGACAGTTGCAGAGTTCGATGCGACGATCAGCACCGCAGACACAGAGGCAATGACTGCATCAGAGCCACAGGGCGAGACGGCATTAGCAGTTGCAGCAACCGCAGGATTTGCATCTGAAGACAAATTGTACATTCAGGATTCCAGCGTTGTGGCAGATGGAGAATGGGGGCTCTGTCGGGAGATCGTAACCAACACCACAATAGATTTGGTTGATGGGCTCACGAATGCAAAAGATAACGCAGACGTGATCTGGAACGATGCAGACATTTGGACGTGTCAGCTTGATCTTACAGCAGTCGGGAGAGTCCGGGTGGTGTTTCAGTCAGAAGGTGCTACATCGGTGAACTGCCACATCAAAGCTATGGCGATATATGGTGACAGTATTGGGTAAGGGATGATGATTTCAGGTTTACAGAGTTTGATAACGAAGCCGAAGCCCGGTGCTATGCTTGATATTACACATCCATTGTCGCTGGGGCTTTATGGGTGCTGGCCGTTTAACGAGGGTGCCGGTAGCGTGGCACATGATATTTCGTACAACAAGAATCATCTTACGTTGAACATGGCGCCCAATATGCAAGGCTCGGGATGGGTTCCCTCCATAAGTGGTGGCGGGATCGGGTTCAATGGTGTTGGTGACGTTGCAGAAACCATCCGTAACATCGGGATATCAGGAGCGTCACCCAGAACGATTGCTGTGCGGATGATTGCTGCCGACAAGGACGATGAGTATTATGGGCAGCTGCTGTGCGGATGGGGTGTTTGTTCAACCGTAGATGCATGCTTAATAATTTATGACACAAATGCAGCTACTATCTCCGATGAAGGGATTCGTGCTGAAGCATGGCAGTCGACTATTAATGGCAGCCCCAATACGATTACTCGTGGGAAATCACAGCACGCCGTAGTAACTTACGATGGTACTACTGTCCATATCTATGTTAATGGCGTGATCGATGTTTTTGGCGATAGCGCATGGACCACAGCAGATTCGACTATGCGAGTTGGGCATGGGTTGGCATGCGATTCGTATGGCGGCAATTATAAGGGTGTTATTGATTCACTTCATTTATATGACCGAGCGTTGTCAGCAGCAGAAGTAATGCAGCTCTATCATGACCCGTTCTGTAATTTCTTACGCACCTCAACTTATTATGTTCCCACCGATGGTTTGTCCATACCAGTAGCGATGTATCATTATAAACAACAGAGGATATCATAATGACGGTTCCAATACGACAATCGACAGCGTCACAGGAGATCCCGCTCGGGTATATGCTTGACAGCACCGATGGCAATACCGAAGAGACCGGGCTCACGATTGCGAATACCGACATAAAATTGTGGAGGCATGGCGCTACAACGCTCGCGAACAAGAATAGCGGCGGTGCAACTCATATCAGTAACGGCATATATTATTGTGTGCTCGACGCCACAGATTCCAATACATTGGGGGCACTTTGGGTATATGTGCACGTATCTGGTGCACTTGCGATTAAGGTCGAGTGCGAAGTCATGACCGCAAACAGATACGATTCGTTGGTGTTGGGCACCGACAAACTGGAGACCGACGTCGTGCAGATGAACAGTGATGCACAATCATTAATAGACCTTAAAGACTTTGCAGATGCGGGGTATGATCCGGCAACGAACAAAGTGCAAGGCGTTGTACTTTGCGACACCACCACCACCAACACTGATATGGTAGCGGCAGCACCAACGTCGGCAGCGAATGCAGACGCTATATGGGATGAGGCAATAAGCGGACACACCGGCGCAGGATCATTCGGTGCAAAGAATCAGTTGGTAGTTCCTTCCGAAACCTTGAACGACTACAAAGCCACCGGATTTAACACAGTCGTGCCAGATGCGGCAGGTGTAGCAGCGACACCCGCCGAAGTAGCGACCGCACTATCAGACATTCATCTTGATCACCTGCTGGCAGTAAACTACGACCCCGCATCGAAACCAGGTGTGGCGACTGCTTTACTTAATGAGCTCGTGGAAAACGACGGTGGAGTCGCTCGGTATACTGCGAATGCACTTGAACAAGCACCGAGTGGTGGAACCAATCCCAACGTTCTTATTGATACCACAATCGCATCGGTGACCAGCCAGACAGTATTTGTGCTTACGGCTGGCTCTAACGATGACGACGCATACAAAGATCAAGCAGTTGTAGTTTATGACGCAAATGACAGCGATTATCCGAGTGTGCGGAAATGCTCTGCTTACACGGGTGCGACGAAGACAATAACGATTGACAGTGCTCCTGCTTTTACGATTGTTGCAGGCGACGGTACAAAAGTATTCGTTACAGCTCCCGGAACCACAGCACCGACGGCGGTACAAAATGCAGATGCCGTTTGGGATGAACTCAAGAGCGAGCACACAATTGCTAATTCCTTCGGGGATTATCTTGATGATGAGATTACCAGCAGAAACTCGGTTACACCAGATGCCGCCGGCGTTGCGCCGACAGCAATTGAGATCAGGCAGGAGATGGACACAAATTCCGTAGATCTCAATACAATAGCAACAGACGTCGCTGGACTGAATGGCGACGCTATGCGTGGCACAGATGGAGCAAACACCACCACCCCACCAACCACTGCAGCGAACGCGGACGCTGTGTGGGATGAGCTATTAACCGGTGCCACCCACAACGTTGCTACGAGCGCAGGACGTAGGTTGCGAGAGGTCGGCGCATTTGCTATTCACTCGGGCACTGCACAGGCAGGCTCATCGACAGGGATCACGCTTGCAACAACCGCGAACGGTGGAGACGGCGTGTACAATCGTAATCTGATTGTGATCGTGAACGGTACTGGTCAAGGACAGACCCGCACGATCGTGGATTATGTTGACGCTACGAAAGTTGTTGTGGTTGATCGTGACTGGAGAACCACACCAGACAACACGTCTGAGTATCAGATTGTGCCGGACGACACCCCGCTAACGGTAGATCATGGTAAGGTTGTGGCAGCTACGGCAACCACGATTACGCTGCGCAGTTATGCGTCGAGCGTCAATGACACGTATCTATGTAGCCAGATTGGAATCATTGCCGGGACTGGACGTGGGCAAGTTCGTCTTGTGGGTGCGTACAACGGGACGACAAAAGTCGCAACGATCTGCGGTGATAACTGGGTCACGACGCCAGACACAACTAGCATATACGTGATGATGCCATACGGCACAACTTGTGCTAGTTGCATGGGGACCACCGCACTTACACAGGTCAATACGGAGTGTGACGCTGCACTCACTGATTACGATCCACCAACTCGGGCAGAAGCAACGACCGACAAGAACGCAATCATAACAGAAGTCAATGCAAACGAAACGAAGATCGATGTGGCACAATCCGACCTCGATACGCTCACAGGAACCGACGGTGCAACTCTCGCCACAACACAGGCAAACTATGCACCGAACAAAGTTGTCCCGGATGTCGCAGGGACGGCGACAACGTTGCACGGTGTAACAGATGGCAAGATTGATACGGTCGATACGGTTGTTGATGCAATCAAGACAAAGACAGATGATTTACCGTCTGGTGTTGCAAAGAACGTGGCGCTATCAAACTTTGAATTCTTGATGGTGCTGAGTTCGGATCATGTCACGCCAGCGACTGGAAAGACGATTTCCGCCACGGTAAGCAAGGACGGTGCTGCATTTGTAGCGTTGACCAATGCTGTGTCTGAGATTGCGAGTGGGATGTATAAGGTAAACCTAACACAAGCCGAGATGAATGCTGACGTAGTAACCTTAAAGTTCACCGAGACCGATTGTGATCAGAGGATAATTACAATATACACGAGCTAACCACCATGATACTCACATACCCGAATTATCTGGAGCAGTCGCAGGTTATTGGACTTAATGCTATGAGCGAGTATCATAGTGTATGTGTCGATGTCGTGACGCCATATCCTCTGCTGATTACGATCTCCAAAGCAACAGAATATGACATATCGATAACGCATAGTGGAGGTGGCTCATGAGTGATGTGTATCAGACCGGTGAATCAATCGGTATTACAGCAACGATTGTTGACGTCGCTGGAACGGCGGCAGACCCCAGTACAACAACTATCTCGATACAAAAGCCAGACGGTACATTAGACATTACTGATGTGGCAATGACACAATCTGTGTCCGGAACATATACGTATAATTATATGATTCCGTCGGGTGTTGGGTTGTACAGAGCGCAAGTGAAAGCAACTGGATCAGCCGGTCGGATTACCATCGAACCAGACCGGTTTCTCGTTGAAGCCGCCATATCATAGGGTATGTCATGGCATGCGATGACAAAACCCCATGGACGCCGACGGACCACCCATATACGATTAATCGGCTGCGGGTGACGGTGGGCAGCGATACAAATCAGACCACCGGCGCGTGGTCCCCTGCCACAGAGTCGTCTCTCGCTGTTAAGGGATATTTCGGGCGAGGGGAGTTATCAACAAAAGCGATGTCAGTAGAGACGCTTGACTTTATCTCAGGTGGAATGTTCAAGACAGGAGATGCATTCTTTCGATGCCACGGCGATTGTGACGTCTCGGCGAATGATGTCCTTGAAATATACGAAGATACGACTGGATCAATTAAATCATATTGGCGTTGCATCGCAAAGTTGACAGAACTAACTACATATAAGAAGCTTCGGGGCTACAGTAGATTATACTTCTTAATCCGGAGAGAACAGCGATGAAATTTACAACATGCCATATCTGTGCTGTGTGCGGCGGCGAGGGACATGTCATCGACGGTATGACCGGCAACGATGTCCCGTGTGACACGTGTCATGGAACAGGACGGATATGCGAGGACAGCGAATGGTAACACAGCGAACCGTGATTGTCAAGAATAACATCCCGAAGATTCTCGCGGGGCTGAAGACCATGCAGACCGGGAAGCTTGCAGAAGCAATCGGCGCAAGATATGAGCGCGCGCTGGTTGAACGCATCCACGAAGGCGATCCTTCTTGGGCGCCACTGTCCGCTGCATGGGTGGAACAGAAAGGACACGGCAACCAGTGGTATTATACGGGCTCTCTTGAAAGTGCAATCAAGTATGAAATCCGTGGCGATTCTGTGTATATCGGGATTGTGAAGCCCGAAGGCGATATCGGACTAATCGCAACACAACTGGAATTCGGTACATCGAAGATTCCAGCCAGACCGCTGTTTGCTCCGGTCGCTGATGAATATGCAGATGAGATCATGGAGATGGCGAAGAAATGGGTGAAGGCACAAATTGAACGAGGTAAGCTATGATGACACTCAAATACACAGAACAGCACAGAGTAATCGGCAAGGCAGGAATGCACGTGGTCGATGGTGAAATACGTGATATAACGACCGGTACGTCTATCAAAACCCATGTTACAATCGATCGATATGATAATGCAGCAGAAGCTAGCCGTATCAAGTACGGTCATATCATGAATCTACTGAATGATTCAGACAATCCATATTTATGTGATATCGTTCGTACCGTGCGGAACAACCCGTTCGCAACACTGATGGGGATGGCGTGGTATGTCAAACAAGAATGTCCCGCATCAACCGACATCACAGCAGATGATCTTCGTGCGCTGATGAAGGAGTTATCAGATAAGACCGGCCGGAAATACTCATTCGTAGAGTTCAAGTCGTATTTGATTGATCATATGTTTTCTGGAGTGGACTGAATAATGCTTACACAGACGCAGCGTAACATCATATTTACAGGCATTGGCACAGCTTACACGATTGACACGGTAAATTTCACGGCGCTCAAAACATATCGAGAGCACTGGGACGGTACACTGAGTACGCCGGTGATATGTTTGGAGTATACAAAGGATGGCGCAAAGCATACCGCAATGGTAGGCAGGTCAGCGCAGTTCGATACGACCGATCTATCGATAGACGTCTATGCAACGACATACAATAATGTAGTCCATGGCAGCAAGATCGTAAGGGAGATTGCATCTGCAGTCATAACATGGTTCAACACAACCGACACGTTGGATTCCGACGGGATGTCTGTGTTGCGAACTGAACCGGCGATAACTTTGCACGAGTTGGAAGAGCGCATATATCGAATACGATTCGTGGTCAAACTGCTCCACAAAGCCATCTAACGAGTGAGTGTAAGCGTCTCTGCGGCATAGTTATGACTGTGTGCTTGTGATTGTGTGTTGAGAGATTTAGTCAGAGGTTAGCGACATTACTTTTTCATAAGTTTGTCATAACACGCTTTTATTATTATTGCATCCTGTAGTGCATTGTGCTTAGCACCCTTTTGTATTTTCATGTCCTCTGTAAACCCTTCTCGTGATATGTCTGGATCTATGCCACGTAATTTAAACATTGTACAAATATCGAAAGGGATATAATACACGTTTTGCGGGATGCTCATTGCTCCTCCTATCAATTCGTTGAATAGCACCCAGTCGTATGCTAAACAGTCCGACCACATTTCTACATCTCCTATTTCAGTTAACCAATCGAAAAAGCAGTTTTTGACGAAGTGTGTGTTTCCGAATGCCTCTGTTTTTGCTTGATGCGTTCCTGCTAATTGTGTGCTACAATTATTATAGCCTTTGTGTTCACTGCCATAAAATCGCAAGTGTTTGATAACGTTTTCACTGATCCAATTATCGACTTGCTTGCAATCGAAATCAGCAAATTCCGCATAAAATGTTTCCCCGTTTTCTGCTATCGCGCCGATGCTAATGAGTGTTGTATGTTGATGCAATCCCGTGGATTCGGTATCGAAAAACACCTTTGTGGGTTCTGAAGACATAGTCACATATTAGGCGCATTTAATATAAATCTTTAGAATGGTAACTCATCGAGTGCTATCTCATATTGTGACAGTGTGAGTTTCATGTCTTTTATCTCTCGCTTTTTGCGTGGCAGGGTCAGCTCCAACCATATCGGGAGTTCGGCTGTTGCTCTGTCGATTTTCAGTCGTTGCAATCTTATTAATTGTGCCAGTCCCGCGCGCATTGCGTTTCGTTGCGCCACGTCAAGTAGCAGGGACTTTCCGAACGCGTCAACGATGATTGATGAATCACGCTCGATCACACGACGGCGTAACAATGCTTTCAGTAATTTGAGACGATCGTGTTCTATGCCGGTTATTGCTTTCGAGTCGATTAATTTTGTAAGTCCCAGTCGGATCGTGTCTATATCTATGGTTGACAGGTAATGCCTCTGGAGGACGGCTGATGATCGTGTACGTGGGAATCGATTCCAATACTTATTTCGGAATGTGTTTGATGTTTGAAATGCTTTGTTTATGGTTTCCTGGTCGAAATCTTTTGTGTAATCTCTGGCGCCAGGTATTTTACCAAAGTAGCAAATTATACGTGATCGACAATTAGAGGTGACAACACCATTGCCAATGCATAAAGTACTTATAGTCTGGAAATCATAGATATATCCATGAAACGGAAAGACGTTGATATGGATTATTTCTTGGAGCTCTATCATTCCGGAATGGACGTCAAGCAGATGTCGAAGCTGTTCGGCATCAACACGACTACGATCTATGATTGGTTGAAAGTTGCTGGGGTCCCCACCCGGCGCCGGTGTGTTATCGATACCACCGAGATGTTGACCCTCTATAATTCTGGCATGAGTGGTAAGCAACTCGCCGACCATTTCGGGGTTGGTGCCACGACGATACACAGACGGCTTGCTGGGTTGGGGCTTGCAACCACCAAACGAATCGTTGTTGATGTCGATCAGATCGTTGCCCGATATGTCGCGGGTACTTCTGTCAAGGTGCTTGCCGAGGAATTCGGTGTTGCTCCGTCGGTCGTTATGGATCGTCTCGGTGAGCGTGGTATATCCCTTCGAAATCGGAGTGACGCCATGTATATTAGGATGGCTCACACGTCCCCCGAAGAACGGAGCCGTCTCACGGATTCCGCTCATGCGGCCATCCGCGGCGTCCGCCACACTGAAGAGCATAGATGCAAGATTGCCAAAACTCGGGAGAACATCAGATTCAAGGTTAGTCGAACCGAGGACATGTTCGTTGAAATGCTCAACGACCGCGGAATCTCGTGCACCCAGCAAAAGGCGTTTGGACGTTACAACGTCGATATCACCATCGACGAATGCCCCATCGCCGTGGAGATCAACGGGGGTGGCTGGCATGGATTCGGTGCACACGCCGCGCGATACGCTGAGCGCACTAAATACATCCTCGACCAAGGGGTACACCTCGTTGTTATTTGGATCAACACTTCCAATTCCCCTCTCGAGAGTGGTGCGGCAGACTATGTTGTCGCCCTCGCTGGCAAATTGGGCAGCCAAAAACCCATCCGGGGTGAGGAGCATATGATTCGGGGTGACGGTCAATCTACGTCCATCGGACAACGTAAGTTCAACGACCTGCCCGTCATACCTTGCTCTGAACGCCGCGACAATATCACCGGTCGGTTCGAGTCGTGTCCCTTCGATGAAACAATTAAAATGTAGAGGCGGCGTTTGAATGCCTGGATCATTGATTGCCCATATTGTACGATTTAAAACTCTGCACGCATCCGAGGTGCGATTGTCAATATGTGCCATGAATTGAACACCGTCAACCACGCCGCTGTCTTCATACCGATGTAGCGTGGCACGGTTGTAAATATCTGACGTGGCAGTCCTGGCAAAACGTGTTGCTCTGATTCGGTCGCCATCGAAATATTTGAGCAGATCATTTGTAGTATTCTCGATTGACGCCCCCCGCTCCAGTGCATGCATCATCCGCCACCTGATCTCCTTGCGGTCACTGACGGCTATGTCTTCGAGAGACATGATCGCCTCGGTGGTGTACTGCGCAATATAAGGATCATCCTCCAGCGGATACGCCTCGCCAACGTAATCAGCAGCGAAAACTCGTTTCGGTGCATGCTTTCGGATAAGTCGGTTCGCCTCAACCACCCCGGCGGCATATGCTTGCATGAAGGCAAGATAGAGTCGTCGTTTATCAGACTCGCCGAAACGATTTAACGCAGAGTCAAGATCGGTATTCACAATGTCTGATGCCAACTTACCGTACATCCGGTTGATTGCAAGGGTTGCTTGCCGTTCAGCTTTGTCTATTGAGTATATTTTTGCCATATCTGCTCTTGTGTCATCTCTGGGTGTTCGTACATCCATTCGGTGTATTCGACCCACCAGTCGTCATGGTATTGTTTAAGCTCGGTCCACTTCTGGCGGTAGTGCTCGGTCCACTTCTGGATTACCGTTCGGACGATCCCAAAGACGGAGGTTGTGGATTTCATGTTCTGTCAACTCGATGCCGTTCGGATACCGGCGATTAAATTCTGCAACAAACTTATTGATGAAGTCTTTGGCTCTCGCTCTATAATAGATGTCCTCCTTTTGCATGAATCCAACGATGTCCCGGATATCATGCATCATTTCACGTTTCAGTTTATCACTCTGAGAAAAGTTCGTATCAATGTACTCTTTTAGCATATCGTCGGCGAATTTCGTAAATGCACTGTCGTATCTAAATGGGTTCTTTCCGTATCGGTTTTCAATGTACCAATGCGCAAGCTTTATTGCTTTCCTGATCATTGGCTTTGCTTTCCTCTGCATGATCTGCCCGAGTGGGTTGTGATATGGGTTGTGATCGAATCCGGTCCGATCAGAATGATCATCATCCCCATATTTCTTTACAAGCTTTTTTTCAGCTTGTATTTTGAACGTGAGGATCTTTTCGAGTTCGTCCGGTGTAAAATGCATTGGGTCCAGACCAATCTCGTATTTGATTACGATCCGTGCTAACCGCTCATCTGATATTTTTCTGTCCTCAAAATCCTTCGCAGCTAGTTTTATCCGCTTTGCTGCTTTCTTTATGTCTCTTTCGTTGGATCGTTTCATATTTTGCTCACATCGATTTTGATTTCTGTTCGCTCGAGCGCAGCCATGCCTCTTCGGATTATGCTGTCATAACTCTCTGTTGCTTTGCCGTTGGCGTCGTGTGTTAGACTGCGTGCCTTCATCATGTCTTTCGTAACTGGGTGCACGCGTACAGATGTATCCGGCATGTATGCATCATGTATGTACCTCCGCCTACATATAGGCTACGTTATGCACACACTTGTATAACAGCCGTTTTTATAGCAGAACATCTGATAATAGCACATACGATAAATATTGGAGGTATTAAACCATGGCAGCAGGAACAGTAACATACTATACCGGAAAAGACGGCGCGATATACGTCAAGTCTGGGCGAGACACCGATCCATCAGCCGCAGATCTTATCACTGCGGCAGATTTCAAGGTTGGTCTATCAAGAAACGTTGTGAACGTTGGTAAGATCGGTGCAGCAAATGATATGAGCTACCCCGGTAAGCTTGCGATCACGGGATCACTTACGCAGGTACTTGTAACACCTGAATACTTAGCGTGGGCACTTGGTGACACAGATGATTTGGATGGAACAACGCATTCGTACTCCCCAGGAAACCCACAGTATTTCAGCATTTGGGGCAAGCTGTTGAAGGATTCTGAATGGCTTGATGTCAGTGCTAATAACTGTTTCATTACCGGCGGCGAACTGCCGATAGGCGATGCAGATACGGTTGTGCAGTGCGATCTACCATTCCAAATCGAGGACCCATCGACCGACTTCAAGATCAGATGGGATTCGGGTGCATAACGTGGTGGATACGATTTCTCTGCCATCGTTCCGTAACGGCGAAAAGTTTACGGTTGGCGAACTGCGGTTCGGCGCAATGAAACGAGTATACGCCGGAGGCACGGATGATGAGTTCGCGCTGCTCGATAAGATGGTCACAGAAACGATGAAGATGGCATTCCCTGACGTTACGACCGAGGAGATCGATGATATCACGATGACGAACATGAAGACGTTGTCTGATGAGATCGCCCGGGCAAACGGCGCAGAGATGCCGGATTTTACCGCGAAGAAGACCACAAAGTAGTTACGGCGGCGGTAGCCTATCATTACGGTTACCGCCTCGACTACATCGATAGTCTTCGATGTGCTGACATCAAGATGCTCATTGAATTCGTGACACGAGATGAGCAAGAATCGCAAGAACCACAAGTAGAGACACCCAGAGAAGACCCGGCGGAACGCATGAAAAAAGCGTTAGATAAGGCGAAAGGAGTCACGACATGACTGATGTCGCCACGATGAACCTTGTTGTTAATCTGAAAGACAACGCGACAAGCAAGCTTACTGGTATCAGTTCGAAGTTTGACCGGATGGCTTCCAACATCAAGCGTTCGGTTGGGAGCATGCTTAAAAACTTTGCGCTTCTCGGTAGTGCTGCTGGCATTGGCATGATTGTGGTCGCAACGAAAAATGCGATTTCAACATTTACGGATTTCGAGAAATCGATTGCAAATGCAGCGTCCGTGACCGGTGCGGTCGGAGAAGCATTTGAGGCAACGAAAGAAAACATTGCTGCGGTCTCGAAGGAACTTGGAGAATCAACTGTTTTCAGTGCATCGCAGGCAGCAGACGCATTCTATGATCTGGCATCGGCTGGTTACGACGTTGCTAACATGACCAAATCGGATTTGCAGCCGATCATGGACCTGGCAGCAGCGACTCAGAACGATCTGGCAAAAACGACAGAGGTCGTAACATCTACACTCGGGCAGTTTGGGCTTGGTATTGAAAGCTCCAGTCGTGTCGCTGATGTTTTCGCAAAAACCATCGGTTCAAGTAAAGCGACGTTGCAGGCACTGGAGATGTCCCTGAAATACGTCGGCCCGGTCGCAAACGCGATGGGAATGGAGATCGAAGAGGTTAACGGCATCCTCGGGATGCTATACAATGCTGGGTTCAAGGGCGAGCAGGCAGGCACGGCATTACGTGGAGCGTTTTCGCGGTTATTAAACCCCACCGAGTCAATGATTGAACGGCTTACTGCCATGGGGCTGTCAACGTCTGACGTCAGTTTAGAAACGCACACCTTTGCTGAAGTTCTGGACATACTCACCGCGGCAGGGATGGACACATCCGACGCGATGAAACTGTTTGGTGTGGAGGCGGCGCCTGCAGTGTTGGCATTGACCGAAAACACTGACGGAATTCGAGAACTTGAGAGTGCATTGCGCGATGCTGGCGGAGCAGCGGAGACGATGGCAAGGCAGCAGCTCGATACACTGTCGGGATCGATTGCTCTGATGAAGTCTGCACTCGAAGGCGCCGCCATAATAATCGGTGGGGCACTGGCTCCTCATGTCAAGAAGCTGGTTGATGGCATCACGAAAATGATACCAGTGGTTATGAAGCTCGGCACAGCATTTGCAAGCAAGCTTGTTCCAATTTTTGACAAGACAATTTCACGAGTATCGAGATTCATAAGAGCGATTAAAAATAAGTTGTCTCCAGCATTCAAATCAATTTCACGTATTGTGGAAAGCTTTAAAAAGATCTTTGCTGGCATGTTTGACGATATGGGGGGCAACGAAGCAGCAATGATGGCACTTACTCATGTCGTGTTTGGGCTTATCGATGCTTTCAATTTCCTTGTATCTGCTATGGCAAGAGTGTTTGCGTTTTTTGAAGACCATCCCGCCCTTGCAAAAGCGGCACTCGCGATCGGTGCGGCGATTGCTTTAATCACGTCTCCAGTATTATTGCTCATCGCAGCCGTGGCAGGGTTAGCGTATGCATGGGACACGGACTGGATGGGCATGAAAACTACCACAGTGAAGGTAGTTTCATCTATTCTGAAATATGTCGATAAAATATCAGACTTTTGCAAGGATTTTAAATTTGCATGGCCGAAGATTCCGGAATTAAAACTGCCAAAGATACTGAACCCACTCGTTGATTTTTTCAAGAATTTCAAGTTCAAGTGGCCGAAGATTCCAAAATTCAAACTGCCAGCTATACTGAATCCACTTGTTGACTTCTTTAAGAACTTTAAGTTTACATGGCCGAAGATTCCAGACTTTAAACTGCCAGCTATACTG